TCTGGTTGATAGCTTCCCGAAGGAACAGAAGATTTCCGAAGAATCCGAGCGCGTTCACCTGTCCGAGATTCAGCAGAAGGGTAAGGTCTACAAGGTTGTCAGCATGAACACGGACGACCCGCGGCCGCGCATGATCGTCGAAACATTTGAAACCGTCGAGCATCTGAAAAAAGCATTCGAGACCACCGGAGAATTCCACAGCGTATCCTGCCGGGCCGAGCTGCAAGGCGCGCCGAAGATTAAAAACTTCTGCGGGCCGATGTACGACGGCGAGGACAGCCAGGGGCGCGCGGTCATCCGCTACGAAACGCAGGAGGTCTACGACATTCTCAGCGCCTGATTTTAAAAATGGCGGGACAATCCCGCCTTTTCCCGTAGATATAAAACCAGAACAGAAACCGGAGGTGCAACCATGAAATACAGCAAAAAAACGGAACGTAAGCTTCTGGAAATTGCCATGCAGCATATGCCGCCCGTTGCAGATCGTGGAGACTTGAAAACGCGCAACTCAGACAGCGAGGACTTTCTCAATGTTGCTGTTTGGGGACTTCGGGACGCCCTGATGGAAGCATACGAACTCGGCAAGGATGAGAAGGGAGAAAACCGCCATGAAAGATGACTACAGACTCGGCTTTGGGTATCTCGGAAATGGGCTGACGGTATGGAACAGGGCGAAAGAGGTAAATCACGACTATCAGACGGTCGCCCACATATCCTCTAGCGGAGAAATCACCTACTACAAACAGGATCTTCCGCAGTGTGTCCGGGCGCACATAGAACAAGTTGCACAAGAAGAACGTGACCATAGAAGACTTTGAATCGCACGATTTTAGATAAGAAGGGAGAAAAACCATGTATTACATCATCAACCGAGAAACCGAGAAGCTGGAGCTTCATTTTGATAAATCCGAATACCAGGCGCTTTCTGACGATCAACAATCCACCATCAAAAGCAACTTCCTCTTTTCAAGATACGGCGGCTGTTGGGTCAGCCGCGCAAAAATCCCGAACCTCTGGCGCGCAGAACAGGTTGCAAAGAGCCTTGGCGCGGAGAATCAGGGAAAGACGGGTGAGCTTCTTTCCTTCGAGGAAAAAATGGAGCGCAAAGCAGCCCGCGCGGAAGAACGAGCCGAGCGCATGGACGCGCGCGCCGATGCAGCAGAGCAGCGCGGCGAACAGCTGCAAAAGCCCATCAACGCCAGGCGCGGCGATATTGCGTTCTTCACCCAGCCGAACATCAACACATCCTCCGGGCGCGCCTTCACGCGCCAGCGCGAAAAAATGTTCGCCGCCTTTGAGCGCGGCATGGACGAGTTCAAAAAATCGGAATACTACGCCGAACGTGCCGAAGCCGCACGCAGAACAGCAAATCTGGAAAATTCCAAGGATAAGGCATTCTGCGACCGCCGCGTGAAGGATGCCGAGAAAAACATCCGGGCTATCCAAAAGAACCTCGAAGGCTACCGCGCGCGGCTCGAACGCATCCGGAACGGCGAACAGCAGACCAGATTCAACGGAACAGTCATTGAACAGTCCGAAATCGAGCGCTGGATCGAGGACGCAGAAGAACGCCTGGAATCCGAAATCTCCCGCCTGTGCTATTATCAGTCCTGCATCGACGAGCTGGGCGGCGTACAGTACAGCCGTGAGAACATCAAGCCCGGCTACAAGGTAAAACTCAAGCGCTATGGCGTTTGCGAAGTTCTCAGCACCGGGCCGAAGAACATCGTATACGAGATTCTTTCCGGCGGAGCGGAGGGATTTACCGGACGCGCAGCCTATGCCGAAATTCTGGAAGTGACCAGCTCCGAGGAAAAAGCGAAACCAACTCACCCCTTCAAAGTCGGCGATACCATCGTCGTAGAAGCAATTCGAGATAACGGATTTGTGCGGGAGACCCTTGAAGTTATTAAAACGACCAAATTAACCGTATCCATGAAGAATCGGGCAACCGGGGCGATCATCTGCAAAACGCCGAAAATCCGCTGGACCAGAGACGGAAACAAATGGGTGCTGTTCTTCACGAATACCGATGGCCTGCTCACCCAGTATATCTATCGCAACCCGGAAGCGTAAAAAAACTTACCGGCAGTGGGACAAACCGTCTCCTGCCGGTAGCATTATATGTGAAATCAAAAAGGAGGCCGAAACAATGACCAGAATCTACGAAGAAACCAGATACGACAAAGAAGCCGACGCGCTCGTCCACGTCGCCAACTGGAGTTTTACAGTCTATCCCGGCAGCAGTGAACAGTTCACCGTCTGCAAAAACGGCGTGGCAAAAACCGTCCGCGTCGAAGACTGCGGCAGCGAGTTCGTCTACAAGCTGCTGAAAACCAAGGTCAAGGCCGCTGGCGGCGCGCACGGGCTCTTTGAATGGCTCGACATGTGCCTTTCCGAAAAATTTGAAGAGTGCCACGCCTGGAAGGTCCTGCGCTGGTGCTTCGACACCTGCCGCCCGCTCTGAGAAAGGAGAACACAACGTGAAGATTCGGGCAAACATCAACGGTAAAGTCTTTCAGCGAACCGTCCATAAAACGACTGTTGAATTTTCCGACGGAAGCCGCGAACGCTTCAACTGCGTATCGATCTCCGGCAGGGAATACGTCGTTCAGACCTGCAACGGAATCCCGGTCAGCGTCTATCCGCTGATTTCTTATCTTCTCATCCCGTAAAATTTCCGGAAACCGCTGGAAAATCCGGAAGAGCCGTGATAAACTATGGATACCAGCATAAAGTAAAAAAGGAGAACAGAATCATGTTTTACGATCATAACGAATATACCATCATCGGCGGCCAGTTCATCGTGAACAAAACCAACAAACCCATGGAGCCCGGCGACATGGCTGCCATCCATGTCTACTCCGCCCCGGATGATATCTCTGGCGTTGAAACCTACGGCAAGGAGCTCGTCGCCCAGAACAGAGAGATCGTCGAAAAAGACGGCAAAAAGCAGCTCTGCAAAGTCGCCATCGTCCGTATCTAAACCAGAAACAGCCGCCCGATTGGGCGGCTGTTTCTTTTCAAAAAACTACAATCAGAATTCCTGCGAAAGCCACAGCTATTCCAATACATAGAATTACCGATGTCAGGCATCCGTTCGGCTCCCCCTTCGGGTGTGACTGCCGCCAATAGGAATTGAACGCCTGCCGCGCCCTGTTCCTGCAATACCTTCCTCCAAATCCTCCCCAAGTTCCTCTCCGTCCCATAATTTTACCTCCTATAATTTCTCCATAAAACAATATTGACTTTTTGATAATCATAATATATAATGGTAATCAGAAAGTGAGGTGTGAACGTGACAAAACCGATGGGCCGTCCCAAAATTGAGAACCCGAAAGAAACGCAGCTTGGCGTTAGACTGAATACGGACGAATTACGAAAACTGGACGAAAACGCCCAGCATTATAATGAAACCAGAACGCAGTCACTCCGACGTGGTATCGAAGTTTTGAACCAGGCCATAAAGTCAGAATAATATAAAACGCCCCCTCTTTGCGGTTAGTTTGGCGACCGAGCGCAAAGAAGGAGCCTCCCTTGAGGGAATACCTCGCGGTAAATTTATTATACCGTGCAGTATACCCTCTGTCAAATGCAAATTTGAACGGAGGGGATTTTTATACCCATTTTCAGGTGTAACAAAAAACATTTTGGTTGCGTGCTACGCTTGAAATGAAGGGGCATCCCCCATCAACTGATTTACGAGGAGAATTTTATGGATTTACAAATGTTCAATAATCCGAGATTTGGTGAAGTTCGCACAATCGAAGAAGGCGGAAAGGTTTTGTTCTGTGGTAACGATATTGCAAAGGCACTCGGATATAAAAGCCCAAAGGATGCGATTGCCGCACATTGCAAGGGGGCGGTAAAACGCCGCCTAGGGGTGCAGACTGGTACAAAAGCAGATGGAACTCCTGCTATGCAGGAAGTAGAAATGACTTTCATTCCAGAGGGTGACATTTACCGCCTTGCCGCTCGCTCCAAGCTACCGGGTGCAGACGAGTTCGAGAGATGGATTTTCGATGAAGTACTTCCCAGCATCCGGCGTAACGGCGCGTACATGACACCAGAAGTCATCGAGCGTACTCTGACAGACCCGGATTACATCATCCAGCTTGCAACTACGCTCAAAATGGAGCAGCAAAAGCGCAGAGCGCTGGAAGAAAAGGTCAAGGCCGACGCGCCTGCGGTATTCTTCGCCGAAGCCGTCACCGGTGCGGACACAAACATCCTCATTCGGGACATGGCGAAGCTGCTTGCGCAAAACGGCACAGACATCGGCGGAAATCGACTCTATGAAGTTTTGCGTCGGGACGGATATCTCATCAAATCGGGCAGCGATTACAACATGCCGACGCAGAAATCCATGGAACTTGGCTTGTTTTTCGTGCGTGAAACGCCGCGCATTTCAAAAGATGGTGCTGTGATTGACCGCACCACAAAGGTTACGCTAAAAGGGCAGAAATATTTCATCAACAAGTATGCGACCCAAAAAGCGCTCGCCAAAATGTAACAGGAGGATTTTGATATGACCATTCAGGAACTTGTGAACGTTATGGAAAAGCATGTCAAAAGATTCTCCGTCTTCTACGACGAGGACGCGCTTGAGCTTGACACCTCCAATCCTATTGTGATGGCCGGTATCGGGCGGCTGACGGTCGATTCGGTCGACCCCATCCCCGTAGACGATGGCGTGACCGTCTATATCCATCCTGCCGTCAAAATTCTGTGACCAGAAACCAAAATCCAAAGGAGAGTTCTCATAATGACCATTAAAGAAGTTTATGACCACATGGAGAATGTCGATGACTGGTGCGTCAGCGTTGACGGCGTTTCATCCCCAATCGTGTTAGAGAATCCGGCGATCATGTCCGGAGTTGCGAAGTTTCATGTCCAGAAAGTCTATCTGCTTGCCGAGGCAGATAAAATTACTGCCGAACTGGCTCTCGCTACGACAATCGAATCCGATTAAAAGAATTTTTGAAAACTGGCGGGACAAATTCAGTCCTGCCAGTATCTATAAGGATGTAACATAATTCATTTTTTCGCCGTGATACGATAAAATCAGAGGCCACAAAACGTCAAAAAGAAAGGAAAAGAACCATGGACGAACTTGACCGCAAAATCTACACACTCCTCAAGCGCATCGGCGTTCCTGCCGACATCGACGGATACGACTATATTTTCCACGCCATCCGTCTTCTTGTCGACAACGGATACCGGAGCATTCCTATCACGAAACCCGGCGGGCTTTACGACCAGATCGCAGCACGCTACAAGACCATGCCGCTGCGCGTCGAACGCAGCATCCGCCATGCGGTAGAGCTGACATTCGACCGCATCCCGTACACCGTCAGCGAGCAGGTCTTCGGCGCAACGATCGACCCGATGAAGGGGAAACTCACCAACAGCGATTTCATCCGGCAGCTCGCACTGGAGATTCGCTACAGCAACTAGAAAAAAATCTCAAAGGCCGGGACAAATTCAGATTTCCGGTAGCATTCAAAACACACAACATTTTAGGAGGTAGCACCATGCGTCATTCCCGCACAAATCTCACCCTTCTCCCGGCCTGTCTGCCGGAGAACGTCTTCGAGCCCATCGTTGACCGCCATCACGCAGAAGTCCGTCTCCGTTCCGCCCAGCGGGCGGAGGCGGAGCGGATTCACCGTCTTCGCTGCCGTGTCCGCCTGATTTTGGCCGTCGGCGTAGTCCTCTCTGCGGTCCTCGGTGTTCTGGTCGGCTCCGGAATTCTGCCGCTGGCGTGAAAGGAGGCCAGATCATGAAATATTCCACGCTTTCCTATCTGGTCGCACTCATGAACAAGGACATCGAAACGCGCCGCGGGGCGCTGGAGCTTGCGAGAAAGACCTACAACATGAAGGTCGACGAGGCAGACGGAATGTCCAACCGCAAGGAAGCGAAAGAGCACATCTCCTACGCGAAAGAAATCTATGACCGGGCACGGGAAAATCTGCTCTGCGCCGAACAGGCCCTCGCGGATTTCACCGAGCACGATTTCCGCTGAAAATTTTTCCGCACCGGCGGGACAAATCCCATTCCGCCGGTAGCAATACATGCGAAATCAAACTCACCCACAGGAGGTACATAATATGGGCCAGCGTTCACAAATTTACGTCCGCTTCGACGGGCAGCTCATCGTCGCAAACTATTACCAGTGGAACTACTCCGAGCGAATGATCTCGCGCGCCAGATATGGCATTGACTTTATCGCATCCAACCTCGATTATAAATGGTTTTTCCTTCGGGATGTCAATATCGAGCACCTGCGCCGCATCTTCGATGTGAATTTTGATATGAAGGATTATCAGATTTCCCAAAGGCTCATCGACGAGTGGAAAGAGCAGTTTTCCTCTGATCCATTTAACGATGTGGTATTCAACTGGCAGGGCAACAATAACGGTCAGCTTTTCATCAACATTTCAAAAGAAGGAAAAATTTCCTACGCTTTCAGAAAAATTGAAGACAAATCCGGGCAGGAGCCGATGTCTGCCTCCGAATACATGAATTGGGACCGACCCAACTGGCAGGAAAGCGAAACCCTCACAAAAGCTGAAAAACAGACCTGCTTCCGCAATATCAAGTACATCGAAAAGACGGCCCGTCTCATGACGCCGGACGAACTGAATGAATTTCTTACACACGACTATGGTTATGAATCTTTGAAGGAGGCCGATTGAGTGGAAACTGCAACTGTCAATCTTGGAGACTACGGCGAGCTTTTCTGTGAAAGCTGCGGTGCGCCGCTCGAATGTGACCAAAACGGAGATTTACCGGAACTGTGCCCTGTCTGTGGAACCAAACTCAACTATTTGAAAACATTGGAGGAATAAATATGTCTGGCTTTTCTCATTTTCGGGGGCTCATTGTAAACCTTCCAAATTTCAATGTGGATCATTGGCTATTCTCGCAACACCGGAATGGATACAGCGCAGCCTATCGTCCTCACTATCCAGAGAAAACCGCAGCAGACTTTATGATCTATTACGAATCTCCCACTGGCGAAACGCGGACCGGAACATGGACAATTTCCGCGGATACGGATTGCGTTCCAATCGTGAAGAAATTCAAATCTTTTTTCGATTTGCGCAAATCCATCTCAAGCATAGACACATAAATTCCAAAAATGCCGTGACAAATTCAGTTTTTCGGTAGAACTAACTATACAACCACCCCCAACGAAAGGAGCCATCCCCATGACCATTACACAAACTCAGGCAAACGCGCTGGACGAGCTGCGCACCGTTGGCATTGCCAGATACGCAGCCATGAAATCCGCAGAAAAAGCGTATGCAGACGCGCAGGAGCGCGAACGGAAGGCCTACCAGTACGCCGCCGAGCACGGAGAGTTTTACACCGAGGAAGGCAAGCGCGTCACCGGCGAGCCTGACGCTTTTCTGATGGACGAGCAGAAATTCGCAGTGGAATTCTGCCCGCTCATCGCTGAGGGCTATAAGGTGCTCTTCGGCCTCGACTATCCGGTCGGCTATACGCCAGTCTTCGACCAGTATCTCGACCCGCTGAACAAGGCCCGCCGTGCTTACCGGCAGATTGCTGCCGACTATCTCCGCATCCTTGGCCGCGAACAGGAAGCGCAGAAAATCGAGCGTGCCCTGAACACCTACGTTCATCCGAAATACATGGAGGAGCTGGACCGTATCAACCGGCAGTTCCTCGGCATCAAGGAGGCCTGACTATGCGCACCACGCCCAGAAAACGGAAGCCCGTCCGCCCCATCGACCGCCTGCCGCGCCAGTACCGCGACAGCGTTGCAGCTTTTTTCAAGGATGATGACGGCTGGTGGATTATGCTGGAGGAGGACGGGCCGTACCACTTCCCTACTTACTACAGCAAATATACCATCCACGAAGATACCCAGCGCGGGGCCATGGCGCAGTTTCTCGCCTGCGTCGCAGAAAAGCCAAAAGCAGATGTAACATAATTCATTTTAGACGCATGATATGATGAAAATAGGAGGGCAAATCAATGGCAGCACCCATCAAGGCCGAGAAAAAATTTATGGCCGCTATGGCCGCCTACGAAAACAATCTCCGCGCCATCGGCCGCGCAGAACAGACCATCCGGTCCAAAGATTTCATCTTCATGGCCTTTTCGGCCTTCATGATTGAAGAGCGAAGCAACTGGGACCACGAGGAGAGTTTCACCGACATTCAGGCGTGGCGCGATCAACTCCGCCGTGAAGGAAAGAAGCAATCCACAATCCAGAAATATCTTCGGGAACTCGCAGCATTTTACAACTACGCATCCTCTGAACAGCTTGGCGAATCTCGCTTCTATGACCGAAATCCCGTTTCCAAGCTGCTCATTCCGGATATCAAAAAGGAGCAGCGTCGTCCCTATGAACAGTTCCTGACGGACGATCAGGTCATCCTCCTCTGGCGGAACAATCCCCCGCAGGGCCTCCGAAGGCCGCAGTTCTGGGAGCGGAATTATGCTATCGTTGTTCTCCTGCTCACGACCGAGATTCGGAACAGCGAACTCCTGGCGCTTACGCCGAACGACCTGGACTGGGAAAACTCCGAGATCGTTGTGGAACACGGCAAGGGAGACAAATTCCGGAACGTGGACTTCCCGCTCGTCGCCCAGACCGCTGTCCGGCTCTATCTTTGCAGCGGCCTCCGACCGCAAAACGCCCGCGATGACGAAGTGCTCTTCGGAACCTACGCCGAAAAAACATTCTCCGGTCAGAACAGCGGCGAATCCTGGCATCCGGGAACGCGCCAATGGCTCTCCGACGTCGTCCGCCGGCATGTAAAAACCGTCACAGGAGTCGATATGATCCGCTCGCACGACCTTCGCCATGTCGGCGCACGGCTCGACCTGAACAGCGGCATGTCCTTTGAGGAGCTGCAAGCCAAGCTCGGCCACGAATCCGTCATCGTCACGCAGCTCTATTCCGGCAAGCTCACAAGCCGGAAGTCACGCAAGAAAACCAAACAGGTGCAGATGGAAAAGGACCGTCAGGCCCAGCGAAACATCCTTCGCCTCCAGCAAAAGGGCGACAGCTTTTTTCTCTCCGCGCTGACAAGCGCACCTTTTCCAATCCACGCATAACTGCCGGACATTCTCCGGCCCTACGGTCGGGCGCAGTTGCTCTCCGGGCTCCTTTCCTCCCGGACAAGCCGGTGCAGCTCCGGCTCCGACCATCCGATTTCGCCGCAAGTCTGATACCTCCTTGCGGCGAGGCATATCGGCTCCTTTCTATGTAGAAAAGCGGCCGCCAAAGTAAGCGAAGGCGCTCGCCGGAACAAATCTGAGATTCCGGTGCTCCAAACTGAGATGTTTGGCTTTTGGTTGTTGGGAAGAACGCTCCCGCACCAACGTAAAACCGGGGAGCCTCTACGCAGACCGCCGGCGCGAGAACCGGCTGTCTGTCATCTGATCCCCCTCCTGAAATCATGCTGGCAGCCCGGAAAGACGGGCCGTGCCGCCGCGGCTGACCTCCCCGCGCCGGCACGAAATATCCGGTATTGGTGTAGTGGCAGCACATCAGTCCTCCAAACTGAGAGCGCGAGTTCAACCCTCGTATACCGGTCCACAAGGAGTTCGTGGCTTCTGGGAAAGTTCTGAGGTTCCAAAGAATCGTGGAAACGATACGCGATTCGTCCACTCTGCCTGCAGGTAGTGCAAGTACGGCAGGCGGTAAAATTATTATGAGCTGGCTCCGGCTGAATGTGGGAACGGATGCGACCGATGCACCGGCGCAGGGCTGAAATGTTCCGTGGTTGATCCGGTTTGGCGCTCACCGAACACACGAGGCGAGAGTAAAGAAGATCATTGGAAGCGGTGCGGCAACGCGAACCAACATGTAAGCATGTGTTCCGGCGGTTGAGTAACGTCTTCGGCAGAGGCCAAACCGGACGATTGTGTAAAAGAAGGAGGCGACAGAATGGGTGCTGTTGAATTTCTCAGCGCAGCAACATCGAATGGAATGCTTTTATAGCGCCATTTGGAACGCGAATGGTAATACCATGGTATTACCTTTAGGAAATGGAAATGGAAATAAAAAAGAAGATATTTCTGTTTCTAGGAAAGAACGTGGAAGATTAAAAAAGCAGCACAGCATGCGGCCCTTGGAAACGGGAAGTGAAGAGCAGCTTGCCCAAGAGTGTTCGATTCACTCAGGCCGCGCCATGCCCGCCATTGGATGACTTCCCCAATGGAATGAAACCTCCGCATCTGGCAGCGGTGTCGTCGGGTTGATATAGCCGATAGCGAAGTTTGGGAGTAAACAAGCGAAATGGGAACTCCCCCGTCAGATCGTCCACCATGACGCAAAAAAGGTGGAGAACGTAAAGACCGTGTGTCTAAGGTCTTCGTAGGATGGTACGCACTTCCGCAGTGCAGCCCGTTCAGCTTGCCGGGAAAAACCCGCGCGCGGTTCACCCGGATGAGGACACGTTCGTAATGCTTGGGGCGAACTGAAATCCGCCAAGTTAGGAGGCACCTTTGGGAACGCTTTCAGGACCTCCGACATTCAAGCGCCGGTGTGCAATCACCTGATTTGCCGTTGGTCTGCGCGCAAGACCTCACGCCCGGTACGTTAAGCCGGGAGCTCCACGGGCCGCTATCTCAAAGGCCAGAGCGGCCAGCTCATAACTGGCATGATCCCGGTTCGACTCCGGGGCGGCCCACCAGATATTTTTGAAGAAAGGAGGATTTTCCCATGACAAAAGAAGCCCTCAGCGCAGCCGTCGCTGCAAAACTGGACGTTTCCAAATCCTTCGGTGAAGAAGCGGTCAACGCCGTACTGGACTCTATCTCCGAAGCAATGGCCGCACGGGAAAACGTCGTGCTCATCGGTTTTGGCAAATTCGAGCCGAAATGGAAAGCCGCAAGAACGGCAAAGAACCTGCAAACCGGAGAGCCGATTCGTGTTCCGGGCCACTACGGCATCAAGTTCACACCTGGCAAAAAGCTGAAAGACCTTGTTGCGAAATGAGCGAATGATCTGCCTGGCGCGGCGGTCCCACGCCGCGCCATTTTCAAAAAAAGCGAAGAAAGGAGCGCCTATGGAGCTGAATATCCATCGCGGTGATGTGTTCTACATTCAGGGTCCCAGTTACTGCGTCGGCTCTGAAATGTCAAAGACCCGGCCTGCGGTCGTCGTATCGAATGAGAAAAACAATATTTATGCACCGCTGGTTGAAATCGTTTACTTAACCACAGCTGAGAAAAAACCGCTTCCGACGCATGTCCCAATTACGATCTACGGTCGAAAAAACACCGTCCTCTGTGAATCTGTCTACACCGTTTCCAAAGAACGGGTTGGAAGCTATCTCTGCACGCTCGACTCCGACGAAATGGCGCTCGTAGATGCAGCGCTCCTCATCAGTCTCGGCCTTTCTGCGCCAGCGCTTGCAGTGGCAGCAGCAGAAGAAGAACCCCTCGCTTCCTTCCAAACCATGCGGGATAGTCGAGCTGGAAGCTATACCGCTCGAATCAGTCACGGAGAGGGATGCCGCAGCACTGCGCGAAAAGGTCATCCGGTTGGAGGCTCAGAATGAAATTTATGAGAAAATATGCTCCGCCTATATCAGTTCCTGGCCGAAAGGAGCCGCAATATGATCTATCTGGACTACGCCGCAACCTCCCCGGCTCTGAAAACAGCACTTTTCGCTTTTCAGCGGACAAGCCGGTATTTCTGGGGAAACCCAAACAGCAGCCACTCCTTCGGCCAGTCCGCCGAAAAAATGCTCTTCTCGCAGCGGGAGATCGTCGCTGATTGCCTCCATTGCGAGCCGGAGCAGGTGATCTTCACCTCCTCCGCCACAGAAAGCATCAGCATCGCCCTGCATGCTTTAGCCCGTGTCAATGAACTCTATATTTCGGATGTTGAGCATCAATCGGTCATTTCCGCCTATCAATCCGCTCAGTCGATGATTCAACCGTTTGCAGATGGCGATTCCGTCTGCCATATCCACACCAACAACGAGACCGGTCGGGTCTACGACCTGAAAAAAGAGCTCGCTGGCGCAGAGCATACCTTTTCCGACTGCACAGCGGCCATGGGCAAGACACCCTTGAACTTCCGGAAATCTGGTCTCGATTACATCTGCGGAAGCGGCCATAAATTTGGAGCCCCGGTCGGCATCGGTGTTCTGATTGCCAGAAATCTAGACGGAATCCTATCCCAGACACATTTTGGAACACCATCTGTTCCTCTTGCCGCTGCCTTTGCGCAGGCTTTGTACTTCCGCACGCAGCATCTGCGGGAATTTTCCGAGATGGCTGAGGTCCTGCATGACCGTCTCATCACCGGCATCCTGAACGAACTTCCAGACGCGCAGCTCAACGGAGAGCTCTCGCACGGAAGCAGCGGCACACAGTCGCCCTATATCGCAAACGTTTCCTTCCCCGGCGTGGAAAACCACGCGCTCGTCCTTCGCCTCGCAGCCGACGGTGTTATGGTCTCCTCCGGGGCAGCCTGCTCCAGTGGAGACCCACAGCCATCCCGCGTCCTGATAAGCTCCGGCTACTCCGAAGAACGTGCTGCGAGTGCCATCCGATTCTCCTTCGACTACTCCCTGTCTGAACCAAACGAGACCTCCAGCGCCTACGGCCGAAGCGAAGCGACATATCTTGCAAAAATCGACGAGGCCGTAGAACTCGTAGCAAAAAACGTGAAAGCGTTAAAAACATTTGATATATCCGGGACAAATCCGAAATCCGAGTAGCAATCACAATGTCCGAGTCCTTGGATACAACACAAAAAGGAGCATTTCCATGAATCATACCAACAATCCGCTCGGCGGTCTTCTCCGAGAAAATGAAGCCTTCCACGGAACGGTTCCAAATCAGTCATCCATCCAGAAATTTGACCGCCTGCGTGAAAACGTGGTTGAGTTCACAAAGTCCGCAAACATCGGCATCAACATCGTCCCGCCGCGGGCCGAAAGCCAGACCGCCTATTGCCAGCTGGAATTTCCACCGGCCACGCATATCATGAGTACCCAGCTCAAAAGCCGTCTGGCTGAATCTGCCCTGCTCTGCGACGACCTCACACTCTGCAAAACTGACACCGGCCTTCTGCTTACCTTCACCATCTTAAACATCTGGGAGGAATGACCCATGAAAATGACGAAAGCTCTTTCGGACTATATCGACAAACATGCCACGATCAAGGCCGAAACGAAAAGAGTCAGCAAATCCGAGTTTGAGGAATTTCTTTCCGCTTATCCGCGCCAGATTGTGCGTGATGTCTTCGGTGCCTGCGACCCTCCTGCCGTTTCCTATAATGATTTCGAGCTTGGCTACTGGCCGCGCTCCATCGTCGCCAGCACCCATCTCTACGACGATAAGCCGGGCGAGTATTTCTACAAACCGCCAGAAGAGCGATACTTTTCCATCGTCACAAACCCCGAAGCGCTTCATGCCGAATCGCAGCGCCTGACGGAGGAATATGAACATCTTCAAGCAGAGGCGAGTGAAGACGGTGAAGGGGCCGCCGCTCAAGAGCAGCATCAGGGCAAGCGCTACTTTATGACCGGCCCGGTTTGCCTTCGTATCATCAATAAACAGACCAACGAAACAATATATGACGGACCGATTGCAACGTTTCCAAAACGTGAGGACAGCGAAATCATTTGCAGCGGAGAAATGGAAAGCCAAATGAATCAGAACCCCAAATACCACACGAACGTTGTGCGCCGACGCTGGCGCTTTGCGGTCCAGCGAGCAGCGAGCGAAGAAGAGGAGATCACCGTGGAAGCAGAAAGCCTTGCATCTGCGGTCCTGCGGCTTCCAAATGACACGGTATTTTCCACGCTTATCAGTACGGAAGAAGGAGAACCGATATGAACAACAATGACATCGAAATGAAGTCCTTTGCTGATTCCCTGTGGGAATATTTCCGCCCGAAAGTGGAAAATCTCATCGGCTCCAATGTTTGGTTTTTCCGCGCTCAGGTCACGAAAACAGCCTCCAACGGTAAAATCACCGTCAGGCGGCCTTTCGACGAAGAAATCGCCCTTCCATACGTTTCCAGCATGGCCTCGGCCTCTGTCGGCTCTCAGGTCACAGTCTTTGTTCTCGGTTCCAGCCTGACCAACGCCGTCATCATCGGCAACGGCACACTTTCCAATCTGTGAGGAATCTCTATGAAAGCAGTTTTAATCAGCATTCGCCCGGAGTGGTGCGAGAAGATCGTGTTAGGTGAAAAGACCATCGAGGTTCGAAAGACGCGCCCGAAACTGGAAACGCCGTTCAAGGTGTACATCTACTGCACCAGCGGTAGACCTGACCTGAACATTCCTATTTCGTCGGAACGCCTGATGCAGGACTACTTAGATACAGGTTCCATGCAGTCACTGAACTGCCCGCTTGGGAATGGCAAGGTCATTGGAGAGTTTACCTGTGACCGAATCGACACGATCCTTCCTGCAAACGAACCATACGGTATTTACGACATCGACGACGATTATGTCTTTCAGACGTGCCTTGAATATGGCGCGCTTTGGAACTATGGAAACGGCCAAACGCTATACGGCTGGCACATATCCAACTTAAAAATCTACAACGAGCCGAAGGCACTGAACGAGTTTACGGCTGCTTGCAGGTATAAAAATGATGATGGGACGTGCCCGCCACGCAGGATTGCGTGTTCGTTCCAGAGATATGATTACAACCCAGACGGAAGCATTAACATCGTGGAATGTGGAAATACAATTCGCCGTCCACCCCAGAGCTGGGGCTATGTGGAAGGAGACGTTTGACGGTGCCTATCTTGAATTACACGACGAAGGTTGACGTTTTTACGACGCTCGGCGAGATTCAGGCCATGCTCGTCAAGCATGGCGCGAGGAAAATCATGCAGGACTATGACGATTCCGGACATATAACGTCGCTGTCCTTCCTGATCGATACCCCGGACGGCCAGCGCGGAATCCGGCTCCCGGCAAACGTCGACGCTGTGTTGGCCGTGCTGGTGAAGCAGAAAGTCAAATGCGGCCGCGATCAGGCCGAACGTGTCGCTTGGAGAATCCTCAAAGATTGGGTGGCAGCACAAATGGCGATTCTGGAATCTGAGATGGTACAAATGGACGAAGTCTTCCTGCCGTACATGGTAAACGATTCCGGGCAGACGCTTTTCCAGTGCTACCGGAACAAACAGCTTGCGATTGGAGGGACACGATGATTGCCCGCGTCTTCCCAAGAAAAACGAACGCTTACACTGCGGACGCGGAAAAGCGGTCACGGAGTGTAGCAAGATTGAAAAGAATGGGGTTGCTGAAATGACGCATCTGAGTTTGTTTTCGGGTATCGGCGGACTTGATCTTGCTGCGGAATGGGGAGGATTTACAACCGTTGGACAATGCGAATTTGCAGATTACCCAACAAAAGTGCTGGAAAAGCACTGGCCGGATGTGCCGCGCTGGCGTGACATCCGGACTTTGACGAAGGAGAGTTTTTATGAGCGAACAGGTCGACGGACAGTTGACGTTATATCCGGTGGATTTCCCTGCCAGCCCTTTTCCGTGGCAGGAAAGCAAAAAGGTAAAAACGACGACCGTTACCTCTGGCCTGAGATGCTGCGGGTTATCCGAGAACTGCGCCCGCATTGCGTCGTCGGTGAGAATGTACCTGGAATCCTCAAGATTGCCGCCGGGCAAGTGGTCAAGGATTTGGAGCGTGCAGGCTATCACGTCGTCGTGTTCAATTTTGAAGCTGCGGCTGTCGGAGCTTGGCACAGGAGGTCAAGGGTGTTCTTCATCGGCCTCGCAGATGTGGCCGACACCGAAGGCAGGACAATGCGGCATGACTGCGGTGACGAGCGGAAGACCACCAGAAAAGAGCACGCATCTAGGGGCACAGGTACTGATCCGGAGCGGGCTATGGCCGACGCCGCGTGCGAACGAATACAAAGACACGCTGCAATCTGTGCCGCCAAGCCGGCAGAAAGATCCGGGCAAATGCAACCTGACGCAGGCAATAGCGATGGAGCTGATGTTTGCAACGCCGTGTGCGCGGGATTATCGGACGGGGCAGAGGAAGCGGTACGACAATCCAGGCCGCGCAAACAACCTCAACGATCAGATTGGTGGGCAGCTGAACCCAACGTGGGTAGAGTGGCTCATGGGATTCCCGCCAGGGTGGACAGACTTAAATGCCTCGGAAACGCGGTAGTGCCGCAGCAGGCATACCCGATCTTTAAGGCATTGGCGGAAGAATTGCAGAGGGAGGATTTGATATGAATTTGAAACCGGAAGAACTGGTCAAGGCGCTGCGGCATTGCAGCAACGATTATCCGTGCAAAACGTGCCCGGTAGAGTTGCAAAAGGCTGAATCGAACTGCATCGGTGTGCTATTCAAGCATTGCATTGACCAGATCGAGCGCGACCAGAAGGAGATTGAAGCGCTGCGAGAGAAGCAGCAGTGGATTCCAGTGGCGGAGCGGCTGCCGGAACCAGAGACAGATGTTTTGGCAGTTTGCAATCGAAACGGATACATTTTCGTGATACCGGCTATCTACGAGGACGGGAAGATGCTGACGCAGGAGAGTGCGTGGAACTGGAACGACATCTACTGCTATGGACTGTACGACGAGGAGACGGATGATTACTACATCCCGGAGGGATGGTGGGAGAACCGGCAGTTCAACCCCGATGATGTATACAACAATCCGGTAGACTGCGCAGTCACCCACTGGATGCCGCTGCCGGAACCGCCAAAGGAGGACTGAGGATGGAACGTATGACGAGCTGGAACGGCGACTGTGTGCGGATCAACGGGCATAATCTGGCAAACGTAACATTACCTGACATCGCTCAGATGGCAGATCGCCTTGCGCGCTATGAGGACGCGGACAGTCCGATGATACGCATCCGGCCGGGCGATACGGTTTGGCTATCTCACATGTTTTGCACGCGCCCGAAAAAACCGCTCCCGGTCACGGTGGACGCCATACGGATTGACCGGGAGGGCGTGATGTTTATCGCGGGGCGATGGAGATTTTTGGAGGAAGAAATCGGAAAGACTGTGTTTCTTTCCAAAGAGGAAGCGGAAAAGGCTTTGCATGGGATGGAGGAATGATGATGCATCGACTGACAACGGATACCCCGAAGGACAATTTTGAAATGGCGCTGAACCTGTTTTACGTCAAGGACAAAGAAGTTTGGGTGCGCGGATACGGGAAGGACGGCGCAGACATCAGCCTGTTCGACCTGTCGCGGGATCTGACCAGATGGAACTGCCCGTATGTGGACTTGGATATCTCGGATGATTCCTTCTCGATGATGATGGCCGAATGGCTCTGGGAAGATGTTGAATCGTTCGAGCACGTTTTGGCTCTGCTCTATCAGGCAGCGTGGGTATGCGCAGAACTGCGCGAACACTTGAAACAGTTTGAGGATAAGGAGGCCGCCGATGGAACGACTGACCTTTGAGGGAAACTTCTGCGAGATTGCGCGGTGCAAGGAAGTGAAGTGCCCATACGATACCGATTGCAGCCAGAAACAGGTATGGGAACGGCTGAAAGCCTATGAGGACACGGGACTGACACCAAAAGAGGTAACTGCGCTAGGAGAGTTGTTCGATTACGCGCTGAAAGAATCAAAAACGCTGACTGAGCAGCTTACATTGCTCAAGCACATCCGCGAGCTTGCCGAGGCCGACAAGGACGGGCGCGTGACGATTCTTCCCTGCCGGGGCGATGCTGACATTGTCCTCATGCGAAACGGCGTCGCTTTTAAGCCAGATCACTGGAACATTCATCTGACAACGTTTGCAGAGAATCAGCCTACGCCGAGCGGAAAGAAGGTCGCCTTGTTCGACCTTAGAGAAGTTCGGGAATCAATGGAGGACAAGGGATGAGCTTCAGTAAGAAAAAACGGGAAGCGGTCTATGCGAAGTATGACGGCCACTGTGCCTACTGCGGACGGTCTATCGACATCCGAGACATGCAGGTAGACCACTTCCTGCCGCTGCGAGCGTGGGGTATTGAAGAAGCCGGAACAGATAATATTTCAAACCTCATGCCAGCCTGCCGGATGTGCAACCACTACAAGCGGGCAAACTCGCTGGAAACCTTCCGGCGCTATATTGCGGAGATTCCGCGCAAGCTCCGCGAGAACTACATCTACAAGGTGGGCGTGGTTTACGGGAATGTAGTTGAGAATGTGAAGCCGATCAAGTTCTACTTTGAAGAAATGGAGGGCAAGAAGGATGGCTAAGTTTATCTCAAAATCGCAGATGGAAAAGCTCGAGTTGGCTGCACTTTTTGGCGGCGAGGAATACCGAAAGCTTCTGCGTGAGTACATGGGCGTCGAAGCCAGAGCTTACACGGCGTACAACTTCTACGATGAGAGCGGCGATTTTATCGGAAACAGCGAGGACTATGATCTTGGCCAGCTGATGGAAGTAGCTGGCGTGGAGGTGCTGGATGGATAAGTTAAAGCCGTGCCCGTTCTGCGGCGGAGAAGCGGCGTTTTTGGGAGAAACGCAATCGATAAAATGCAAGCAGTGCGGCGGCATGTTTATCGTCACAAATCCGCTCACAACGAGGTTGGAAGCTAGAGAGGCTTGGAACAGGAGGGTAAATGATGGCTGACTATATCCGGCGCGAGGATGCGCTGAAAGCACTCTTTGCGGACTATGCCTATCCAGCGATGGACATTATCAAGAGCGTGCCAACTGCAGATGTCGTGCCAGTCGTAAGATGTAAGGGCTGTGTGAACGCCACGCAGGATAGTGAAAACCAATATCGGTGTATTTTTAACGAAATGGCCATATATACGGCTGAGCACTACTGCTCGTTTGGAGAGAAAAAATGCAGTCAAAATTCAAACGATGGCTGATTTGCAAATTGGGCGGACGTGTCGGTCCTTGCATAAGCTGCCGAAAATATGCTGAGCTTGTTTCTCAGATAACCAGGACGGCAGAGACGCTTCAAGCCATATATGTTCTGAACGATTTTCAGGACCTTGAGCCTGCCGACATTCAATATTTCATCGCAAAAACCGCAATTGCAAACGAAATAGCACAGCGCCTTAAAGACGGCGGCTATATCAAATACGAAACTGACAGTGACGGAATTGTGCGCGGCAGTTTGATCGTAGTGAATCCAGTATAGTAAAAGCCGGAGGCATAGCCTCCGGCTTTTATGTCACTTCTTCGATTCGAGCACCGGGATATTTCCCTTGTTGCTCACCTTCAGATCAAGCGCCGCCGCGATATCCCGGATTTTCACATAATTCACACCGTTTTTCAGAATTCGCTCGACTTCCACCTGCTTGCCGTCGACGATCATTTTCACTCGCGTAATCATCTCAACTCTCTCCTTTACCATTTCGCGGAATCTCACAATGCCCTGCGGGTCGTCTACCCAGTACTTCGGGCAGAGTTTTCCCATCACGTCATAATGCCGGATGATGTGGTCGACCGGAATATTGTACTTCTCACAGAGCCACGCTGCCAGGTCTGCGGCGTTGGCGATGGTCTTCTCGGTCGCCATCACGCGCCCGTCTCGCTTTGCGTCGCACATCTCGATGCCGATAGAATTGTAATTTCGGCAGAAAGGATGCGTGTAGTGATACGCACCGCAGTGATACGCCACATAATCCTCCGGTACCGAGCTTGTAATGGACGTATCATCGACAAAGTAGTGCGCACTCGACGGCGGTGTCAGGGCCTTCTGAAAATACTTTCCGTTGGAAGCGCCGGAGTCTCCGTCATTTGCCGTGTAGTGCATGACAATCCACTCAACGGGACCGCCGCGCTTCGTGCCGTAATTCGACCGATGCGCAAGAATCGTTTTAATCGGAACCATTGCCATCATCCTTTCCGCCGATGCCATCCTCGCTCTTTGCGCTCTGGTATCCGAAGTAGAACGTCAGCACCATTACGATGATCGAGTAAAAATCCTTCTGCTCCACATTCCCCTGAAGCGACATTGCAATAAATGCCGCCGTAAGCATGATCGTCACCAGAGACTTCACCTTGAAAAGATTCGCAATCAGGGTTTCCCACCACTTGTTCATAATATCATCCGCCTTTCTCAATCCTTCAAAACTGTTTCCAAGACCCGCGCCACAGAATCCATTCCATACTGCTCTGCGAGTTCCCGGATAAATTTTATTGCATACTTGGATCGATTTTCATTTTTCGCTTTCCAGAAATAGAAGCCGGTCGCCGCCCCACACTCCATGATCCACGCGCAGACGATTGTCGCAAAAGAGGCTGTGTCCGCCACAGTCAGATGAATGACCAGCAGAACCACCAGCACCAGATACGAAAAAATCAGTATCTTCTTGCTGCAATCCAGCCTGCGCAGTTTCCCCACAGCATTCATCACGTCACGACCTCCCATTCGCTCACTTCCTCATATATCTGCTCAATGAAGCTGTTTCCCTTCAGTGCCTTGTACGCCTTGTAGGAATAGATGAAATTTTCCATCTCATACTGTCGGATTTCCTTTTCATCCTTGTGCTTGTAGTAGGTGTGCAGCATGTCAGACCGGAGCTGGCACTTCAGTCCTTCTCTCAAGCTCTTCATCCACAAAAACAGCTTCGCAAAAACCATCAGAATCGCGCCAATTGTAGTTACTCCGCCGCACACCGTTACAATGTTTTTGAACGTGTCCATTTCATTCTCCCATCGATCTGTATTTCACTTTCGCCTGCACATCAAGGGGGAGGGAGCCATTTCCGATGGTAAAACTGCGCACGTTTCTTTATCCAGCGCACCATGGTCTTTTCTGTACACAGGAATTTCTGACAATTCAGTTTTTCACGCATCGTCATGCTCCTTTCCAACAGCAGCCTCGACCTTCAAGACATCCGGGTTTGTTTTCAGAAATCGTGTCTCCGCACAGTACCAGTAAAGGCCGTCTTCTCGAATTACAGGAAAGTTTTCTCCGCTGCGGAGCTGCAAAATTTTGTCGTGCTGCTCTTCACCCTTCTTTTTTGTCATTCTCTCACCACCTTCCTTATGCCGGCCAGCCAGTGATCGTCGCAATCGGAAGGTCGTTCACCGATGTGGCCGAGATCGTCATATTTCCAGTGCTTGTCAACGGACGGGAATATCCTTGAATCAGATGCCGTTCCACCGGCGCGCCGGGTTTATCGCTCCGGCAGATTGAAACAAGGTTATTTTCAAAAATATGCATCATCTGCGTACAGGATATGGTAACAGCCTTCTGGAGAACCGTAGACCGTTTCAGCTTCCATGCAGCCAAATCCTCGCATTGTTTTTTCGTATAATATCCGGCTGCCGTCGTGCGGAACGTTTTCTTCCCAATGGCATAAACGTTCGTGTCCGAACTTGGGTCGAGATTCTGGGCTCGACCGGCAGCCTGTGCATAATCGGATGTCTGCTCTCCGATGACAATATAGTCGTTGTAGACCTCTGTGTTCTTTACAACGTAGGTTGCACCCAGAAGCTCCGCCTCATCGGTGGAAAACTGCCAAAGGACCGGCTTCGTCGTGTCCAGAATGTCATCCTGCGAGGGTTCGATTCTGAGGGCTCCATTTTGGTCATATCCGACCCATCCGTTTACCATCTCCGCCAGTCCAAGCACAACGTCTGCGTAGGTTCCCTCGTCGCTGTCGACCCGCAGGGTGTACGGAGACAGCACAAGGCTTACAGAGCTGCCATTTGGAAGCGTCTGCGTCTTGCCATTGTAGTACTCTGTGAAGACCGGTGTCACATTGTCCACGAGATATCCGTTGCCGCGGTCCAGCGCAAGGAGTGCCTTGATCGGCTCGAAAATGTTGGTGTTCACCGGAACCTCGTAGGTGGATTCCAGCCGGCCGAAAAGAGAGCCATCGAGGTAGGCCCACTTATCTACAAGCGGGTACTCCATCGTCCTTGCGTTCGGATAAAGCGTTTCTCGCGGCTCGGCAATGTAAAAAATGCCCTGTGGAATGTAGAAGTCAGAGCCGTCCGATAAAATCAAGCCCTCATCAATAGCAATCTGCTGCCCGAACCACACATTATTGACGTTGTAGTCATACTCCGCATCCAGATTTGAAAGCACAACATTTGCCGTCCGCCGCTGGCCGTTCTGCAAATTGCCGGATATCGTCCCTTCCTGCAAAAAAGCGCCGCTCCTCCGGTTCTCCGGGTTGTTGTCCAATGCAAAGGCCGTCGAGCCGTCTGGCTGCAAAAAGCGCAGCCGGCACAGCTTCGTAAACGGCGTTCTCAGCTGCCGGAGGTAGTCGTTCATCCGTTCTGCGTGCGTTAAAAGTGCCATCATCCAACCTCCATCAATAGGGCCACGCGCCATCTCCGCTCATCACGACAATCTGCGCATCCTCTGCGCTTCCGATTTCCACCCACGGAAGCGTCATGGTTTGAGCCTGACACACCGCGTTGTCCATCGTTGTCATTTCCACAGCACCATTTGTTCGCACTTTCATCAGATCACCCTTCCGGTTCTTGAGGAAAAGTGTATTCTGCGTGGTGCAAAGGCTCGAAATCGCATCCCTTCTCACAATGGTGTCAGAGTATACGCCGTCCGAGATCGTTCCAATCAGACTTTGCAGTGCGCCGCTCCGGTAGTTCCACGGGGCCGGCTGCACCGTTGGATACCGTGTGAAATTCTGCTGAACCTGCGGCGTGTTGTTGTTCGAGATGCTTCCGCTCACCAGATTTTTTCCAAACAGGAATATCTCCTGCGGATGATAAACGCCGTCCTCATCCTGCGTACAGGACAGCAGCGCCCAGTCCCAGAAACAGAGGGAAATCGAATTGGAGATCAGCGCCGCGGAAACATAGGTACTCGCTCCGACACCGAATGCATAGTAGGTGTACTCCTTTCCAACGACCGCACCGCTGTCGATGATGACGTTTCCACTGTCCGCCGTGGTGTTCACGACATGGGTCAGTGCTGCATCGCCGGGCGAATAGCGATAGATTGCGAAAGCGGAGAACTGCGTATCTCCGATGCCGCCGCCGTTTGCAGAACCGTTGAAGTCTGCAAAGAAGAGCGTAGCGACATCAGAAGGATGGTAGGATGCGTCAGAAAGAATCTTATTTCTGATTGCGGTCGCCAGATGCCCGTTGCTTACGAGCAGGTAATCGCACGACTGAACTCCGAAAAGCTCAATTCGGTTGATTTGCGTCCAATCCATGGCGAACGTCGTGCTTTTGGTGCTCCCATCGTTCCAGTACAGATACGACGCTCCGAAGTACAGTGTCAGGTTCGCAGCGCTCCCAAGCACTGTGGAATACTGCGTCGACCCGTGGGCATACACGCTCATTGTCTTTTGTGCCGAGACAATGATGCTCATGGAGTCTTCTATTTCGGTCGCATCATCAGAGAGGGCTACCGCTATATCCGTTCCATCAGCCACTACATAATATTTATCGTTCCAGTAGCAGACGCTGTTCCAGTTTTTTGCGATTGTAAGCGTATCCGCACTCCAGGTCGCACCATCATCAGAAACCGCGCAGACGTTTGTTTCTGGTGCAACAGCCAAAAATCTGCCGTTTCCGAAGCAGACGGACAGCCAGTCTGCTTCGCTTGGCATATTCCGAAGCACCCAGTTCATGCCGTCCGAAGAATATGCGCAGTTCCCTCCGGTCTGTACCGCGATATACTTTCCGTTTCCATAGCAGACGCTGTTCCAACAGCCCATCGTCGGGAGATTGCCGGCGTACCACGTAGAGCCATCAGTCGAATAGGCGAAATTGGAACTGTTCGCCGCAACAGCAACAAATCTTCCGTTTCCATAACAGACCGAATACCAGCCAGCCGCCATCGGCAGATAGGCAATGTTCCATGTAATACCGTCAGAAGACCACGCCGCATAAGCGCCTGTCGAAATCGCAACGAATCTTCCGTTTCCATAACAGACGCTGTTCCATTTTTCACTGGATGGGAGGGTCGCAGGAGACCACGACACGCCGTCCGTCGAGTAGGCCGCAGTATTCCCGCCGCAGGCAACAGCCACAAATCGGCCATTTCCATAACAAACAGAAAACCATGGCAGTCCGCCCGGAATATATACAGCAGTCCAGCTTTCTCCGTCGTCCGAATAAGCGATCGTGCCGGATGCGGACACCGCAACGAGTTTTCCTCCACCCGCGCAGATCGAATCCCAGCAGGAAGAGGACGGGAGCGTGATCTGCGTTGAGCGGCTTCTGACTTTGCCTGTCACCTTCAGCACTGTGCCGACTGCTCCGTTTTTGCCCCTCCACGCAATATCGAAAGGCGGTTTGAACTGAAGTGATTCGCTGTTGACCGTGCTCCACGAAGCGCTTCCGCCACTTTGAAGATTCAGGTAACTGTCAGCCATTTCATAACCGCCAGTCAGCGTCGCAGGGATGTTCTTCACCTGTGGGAATGTCAGCTTTACGCCGCTTGCCTTTCTGCTTTGGCATGCGGTCAGTGTTCCGCTGACGGGCTCCATGTTGTAGCTTACCAGAAACTCGTTCCACCCCGTATCCGCCTCGATCCCGTTTTCGGTCTGCACGATGCACCGAACGGCGTATCGGCTCCCCGAAAACATACCGTCGTAGCTGAATCTGAGCTGCGCAGTTCCGTAAATGCGGCCCGTATCTCTGAGTACCCGGTATTCTCCGCTGTCAACAAGTGCAATTTCCCATCGCACCCAGTTCAGGCCGTCTCCCTGCGTTTGCGAATATCCAGCATAGAACGTATATTCCCGGACCGTCAACGGATTCGGAATGGTCGAAAGCGTCAGACTCGGCGCAGAGCGCGTGATAAACGCGCTCGCGCTCGTCTGCGTTACGGAGTCTGTGCTGTTCCACCACTGCCTGATGATGAGCTTGTATTCTCCGCCATTGGTGATTCCGTTGGCGGAAAGCGTAGTCGACGGGATGGTATAACTGAAAAACTGGATGTTTCCGGAATAGTCCACACCATAGAACGGGCAGCCCTGCGTCAGTTTTCCCGTCGTATAAAGCTGTGTTGAGGCCGAGTTGTTGCGGTAAATCGTAATCTGGAACGCCTGAAGTGCCGAATTTCCATTTACCTGAAAGCTGACAGTCAGGGGCTTTGTTGCGTCCACCACACCGTTTCCGAGGCTTCCCGTCATGCTGGGATAAATATTCGTCGGCTGATATAACATATTGCCATCCCCCTCTTATGCCTGCGCTTTGATTACAAGCGTCCGCGCAGCATCTGCCAATTTCTTTACCGTCATCGTCTGTGCCTCTCGCTCCGTGATCGTCACGCCGCCGAGCTGATAGAGCGGCCCGTTATACTGCGTTCCGATGCTGTTGGAGCTGTAGGAGTTTGCCGCATTTGCACCATTTTGCGCTCCAAGCGTCATCCGGATGCCGCGCATAATGCGGTCGCTTTGAGTATCCCGTGCCGGCGACAGCGCCTTCCAGTTTCCAAACCGCTGTTTCAAGAGTTCCGTGGTATCCGGGTCCGCCACAAATTCATCCCGTCCGGTCGCCTTGATCGCGCCCATTCCGCGCAGGATACCTCCGTTGTCGTATGCATCGTAGGTTCCACGGAAATTGTAGATGGTCTGATTTTTGTCGTACATCTGCGACTGGTAGCTTCCGTCTGGGTTTACCGCTGTAATAATGTACGTTCCGACCGCCGTCACGACCTTGTCTCCGACCGAAAGGCCCTTCGGAGCCTTTCCGGTTCCGCTTTCTACGCGGACTGTTCTTCCGCCGCGCGAACCGGAACTTCCGCCGCCGGACGGATATTGATTCGGCCCCGTGTATCCTCCGGGCACATCGTCATATGGACCCGTGTAGTTGTAGATCGTCTGGTTCGGGTCTACTTTCTTCGATTCGTAGCTGCCGTCCGGATTCACTCCCGTGATTTCAAACGTACCGCCGCCGGTGACGACCTGATCTCCAACGTTCAATCCAGCCGGTGCCTTGCCGCCGGGAAGGACGCGAACGATCTTCTTTACCGTCTCCGTAAACGAATTGAGCAGTTCCGAAACATCGATTCCGAACGACTTAAAAAGCTCTGCGTTCTCCAGAATGATCTGGCGCAGCTCCGGCGTTGCATTTTTGAGGATGTCCTGCAGGATTTCGCCAATGCCGCGCGTCTTTTCCTTCAAGGAATCAAGGAACCGATCATATTGTGCTTCCAGCGCGTCATACTTGGCGTTGATCGCGTCCTTCTGCGCTTCCAGCTCTGCCAGCCGTGCGTCATAGGCCGCCTGATCCTGAAAATCTTCAAGGTCTTTTCTGGCTTTGTCCAGCGCCTCCTGCGCATCATCAATGTCCTTCTGATTTGCGACCCATTCCCACTGACCAGAGGACGAGTTATACTGCCGGACCGTCCGCTCCGCCTGCGCTGCGGCCAAATCCGCCTCTGCCTGCTGAATGGCGAGCAGCTTCTCTTCCAGCTCGACCTGCTTGTCCTTCTCATCCTTCTGCTTTTTCAGCGCATCGATCTGATCGTCGATGGCCTTCAGCTCAGCATCCCGTGCGTCCTGCTGCCGGTTGAGCGCGTCCTGAAGCGCATTTTTCAGCTCATCAAGAAGGTCCGCAGAGTCCTCCAGTTCTCCGTTGATCTTCTTCTGCCAGTCCCACCATTCCGCAGAAAGATCATTGATGTCCGCCTCATTGCCGCCGATGCTCCGGAGATACTGTGCCTGCGCATGGAGCGCCTGCTGGATCTCTTTCATCTTGGCCTTCTGCTCGTCGGCACTCTTCCCCTGCTTTTCCATCAGGGTCAGTTCCGATTTCAGCAGAGACACCCGATCCTTCAGCGCCTCCAGCCTTGTGTCCGTGCCGCTTCCGCCTCCGCCAGACGTGGAAGTAGAGGTATCAGTCTTGGAAAAATCGAGCTGATTGTAGAGATTCTGGAGATATTTGGCTTCGGCCTCCGCCCGCGTTTTCGCCTGCCCCGTTTGAAGATAGCCAGAAATTGTCCGTTCTGCATTACTTGCCGAGGTCCCACCATATGCCGCCAGCATTGCAATCGACGCAGCAGTCGCGCCAGCCGCCTGACCAAGCGCAACAACTGCAGCAATCTGCTGTTCCAGATTCAGGCTTGTACTGTTGAGCTTGATTTCCTCCAAAACCAGCTCACGCACCGCCTGTCCTGTTTTGGCGCTCTGTTTGGCCTCATCCATCAAACTGGAAACGAAAGCCTCAGCCGACACGTTCGCGTCATCTGTCACACCGATTTGATCGTTTGTAGCCTCAATGTCCTCATAGATGGCAGAAACCAAGTCTCGAAGCGTGTCTTGTGTGATCTTGAGTTTTCCGTTTTCATCAATGAGAACATTGATGTAACCCTCGCTCATACCAAGAAGGGATTGCAGGGTTGAAGCTGTAATCTTGCCGACTCGCTGATACTCATCGAGTGCCGCATTCGCCGTTTTCAGGTCATTCTTCTGCGATGTCAGAGCCTTTGCCGCATCCTGCAACTGTTCGGCCAGCGTTTTTTGGTTTTCCGCCGCTTCCCCGGCAACATCCGCATATTCTCCGGCCGCACCAGCTGCCTCATGTGCTGCATCTTCAGCCTTCAAGTAGCTTTCAAGCGTCCCATTCTGTGCCGCCGCCAGAGCGCCTTCCAAATAACTCTGATTCTCAATGGCACTGTTATACGCCTCGATCAACGGCTGAAGCTCAGTCAGTTCTTTTACAATGTTGTTGTATTTTACGCTGCTGGTATCGCCAGAATCGATCAGCTCGTTCCGCTCCTTCATCAGCGCATCATAATAAGCTGTGATCTCGCTGACGTCATTCTGTCCAATACCGAAGAACTGGAAATCGCTTGCGCCCTTCAGGTCACTTTCTGCCGCGGCCACCGCAGCTTTCGCATCATAAAGAGCACTTTCGATCTGCGCCGCAGTTGCATTCCGAATCGACTGGTCAAGCTCATCATAAGAATCTGAAAGCGCATCCACGCCCGCCTTCTCAATCCCGAGCTTTTTCGTCAGCGTTTCCGAAATGTTCAAAAATTCGTCTTTTGATCCAGAACCGTCATCAACCGCTTTTTTTAGGTCATTATAATTCTGATAAAGGGAAACGACCTCCTTCGCTTCTTCTGTGGAAGCCTCTCCTGTCTCTATCGCCGCCTGCCTTGCTTCTTCCTCTGCCTTTTTGATCTTGTTGAATGCGATCACGGCGATGGAGATTGCCGCCACGACTCCGCCCACAAGAAGCTGCGTACTGGTCAGAGAAAGATTGAGGGCCTTCATCCCAGCGTCAAAACCAGCAGCGCCGCCTTTTGCCGCACTAAATAGCATCGGCAGCGCTCCAAGCACGGATTTCAGCGTTCCAAGTGCCGAAACCACGCTGTTCCATTTCAGCGTCAGAAGCGTTCCGCCAAAAACTAAGATGACGTTCCCAAGGTTGTCAAATCCGTCGATCAGCCACGTGATTCCATCCAGAAGGCCCTTGATCCAATCCGTATCGACGGTCTTCGCAATAAACTCAACCCAAGTATTTCTGAGAATTTCTGCCTTTTTATCCCAGCTTTCCAGCATGATACCGAGTTCTTCATCGGCACTACCGGCAGCGTCTTTCAAAATCTCCAACATCTCACTTGTCATGTCGAAGTTTTTAATGAGCGCGTCGAGCTGGTTCGTGCGGAGCTTTCCGCCGAGGTCAGATTCGATCTGTGCGAGCTCTGCCTGCGTCAGCAAACCATCCTTATACGCTTTCGCCAGACTTGCAATGGCTTCCATCGGGTCAACGAGTGTGCCGAAAGCCTGGGCATCCTTCATCGCATCCTCTGCATAAATCCAGAGCGCATCACTGAGGCTTTCTACTTCCTTCTTCGTCCAGCTTACGCCATCGGCGATCTCCGTCTTCGTGTCGCCCATGATGTTCAATATGAGCGCCCGAAGCGCAGTAGCAGCTTTTGTGCCGGATTCCTGCGTAACAGCTGTGATCGTTCCGAGAGCCGCCATCAGCTCATCGATGTCCATGTTCGCCATCGACGCAACATTAGCTACGATGGGGAAACCTTCGGCCATCTTCTGAATCGAGGTCGCATAGTTGTTTTCAATGACGTTGGCCTTGTCCAGTACGGTCGAAAGCCTTGTGACGTTGCCCTCCATCTTGTAGGCCGCATCCGCTGAGAGCAGGAACTGGTTCGCTGTCTCCGCATTCACGTCACCGACGAGCTGCGTCTTTGTCGCCAGCTCCGCCATATCCTCTGAAAGTTCCTTGTAACCAGCCTTGGCAAATGTACCCGTCGATTCCAGATAATCCGTCACGGCCACGCCATACTGCGAAGCCACTTCATATGCGTGCTCGCTGAGTTTTGCCATCTCCGCATCGGTGTTGTTTGTCACCTTCTGGATGGCGGTCAGCTCTGTATCGACCTCTTTCAGAACGGAAACCGCCTCGCGGAACATCCCAATCACTTTCGCAACGGAAGCATTGATGACCTGCCACGCAACGATCTTTTTTACAATGTTAGTAAGGCTGTCACCGAGAATATTTGTGGAGTTCTTCAGCTTTTCCGTATCTGCCCTCGTCTGAGCGAATTCAGACTGCAAGCCTTTTAAGCCAGTTTTCGCCTCATCCACGCCGCGGACATAATCCTCATAGCTGACTGTCCCATCTGCCAGCCCAGCATCCAGCGCGCGAAGACTTTCCCGAGCCGAGGAGACGCCATCGGCAATTTCGTCAAATGTCCCTTTCGGATATTTGTCTGCTGCACTTTCAATGGACCGTGCCAAATCGGCATACTGCTTCTGCAGCGTCGGCATATTTTTCTGTGCCGATTCAAAAATCTTGTCCTGCCCATCCAGCCAGCTGTCGTACCAGGCAACTTCCTTCTTCGTGCTCTCTGCGATCTGCTGTTCGGCATCGGCCTGCTGCTTGGCATACTCTGCCCATGCGCGGTCCGTCTCAGAAATAATTCTCTGCTGATTCTCAAGCTCCGCATTATAGGAGCGCCACATATCGCCTTCTTGGCGCTGCTGCAAGGCAGCCGCAGCCTTTTCCGCCGCGTCCGCTTGTTTGTTGTAAAGCTCGATCTCTTTCTGCGTCTGCGCTGCGACCTTCTGCTCCGCCTTTTCCTGCTTGGCCGCATAATCGTCAAGCCCCTTGGAAACCTCGCCAAGCACCTTCGCCTGCTGTTCCAGCTCGGCGTTGTGCTGCGCCCACATATCGTCTTCCTGCTGCTGGCGCAGTTTTTCTGCCTGCTCGGCAGCTTTCTGAGCTGCCTGAGCCATCTTGTCATAGTTGGCCGTGGTCTTAGTCTGCACAGTTGTGTAAGACTGCGTTTCCTCATCCAGTGTCCGGATGATCTCGGTCGTCCGGCCAAGTCCGTTGTTCACGATCTCAATGGTCCTTGCCGGCGCGCCATCCGCCACGCCATCCCATATTTTAGTAAATTTTCCGTTCAGGCCACCGACATTCTGTTCCATCGTCTTGATCGACGCATTAAACTTGTTGATGGCCTCCATACCGGAGGACTCCACACTAATTGAGAGTTTCTGGCCTTTGAGCGAGTTGACATCCTTAATCAGCGTATCAAGCTGATTCCGGACGACCTCAACCTGCAACTGAACTCTGTCGACGTTTCCCGCCATCTTGCACCCTCCAATCAGTCTTTTACTGTAAATCCAGCCCCACGCAGCGCGGAAATCAGCGCTCCCTCGAACCATCCGCTCTGGACGACTTCCTCCTGCGCTTTTTCATGAAACGGACGAGGTTTTTGCCCGTCCCAAGGGAATTTATATCCTTCGCCGCTTTCCACCACCGGCGCGATAAGCCGTCCTGTTTCATCGTCCCGGCTCATATCCTGCACTTCCAGTGTCATCGTCGCCGGGTCGTAGGTCGCAACCATCACATCTTTGTTCTGCGACTGCAAGCCGCCATCCACAGGCCCACGGCGCTTGTACATATGTGGCTGATATTCGTCATAGACTTCGGTTTCGACCGCATTGGAAAGCGCCACACGAACCATGGCTGCAACATCATTTTCCATTGCCTGACCGACAGCCGCGTTGAGCTTTGCATTGAACTGCGCCACAATATCCTCAATCGCCATATTCACGCGCCTCCCTCTGAAAAATGCGCCAACCCGCCAATTCCTTGATGGATTCGCGCATTCCCCGGAGAGGCTTTCGCCCCTCCGGGCATTTTTGCTTACGACTGTACCGTCACAGTGCAGGAATCGGTGAAGGTCTTTCCGCCGACTTCATAGTTGACCGTGAGAGAGCCATCTCCTGCGGTTGCTCCGCTCGTGAGAAGGCCGCTGTCCGAAACAGTGAGGCCAGTCACGCCGGAAGCAGAATAGGTGCAGAGGCTCGGAGACAGGTCGACCAGCTGGCCGTTCTCCATGATGGCCTTCGGCTGCACCTGCATGGTAGAGCTCTTGGCCATGGTGATTACGCCGCCAATCTTTGCGATGATACCCTGATAGCTGTCTGCGTTGCTTTCGCAGGGGACATAGATGTAGTACGCAAGATCGGAACCACCGCCGTTGCAGTCTTCGCAGTTCTCAGAGATCACGTCAGAGTCATAGATGACCGCCTGGCCGGACATGGACGTGGTATCGTTGTTGGTCTGGTCGCCAACCACACCGCCGTTTGCGCCGAACTTCAGCGACGGAATGATGACATACAGCGTACCAACTCGCGTGCCCTCGTTCTGCGCAGAGCCAGACTCATTGGCATAAACCGCCATTGCTGCAGTGAAATGAACGACCTTCGGGTCGAGCATGGAGGTGATGGTGGCGATCTGCGCATCCGCCCGATTCACGAAATACCAGACCTTATAGGTCTTGCCGGTTTCTGCCGTAAAGCCAGAGACAGCGCCCGTTGCCGGGTCGATGCTGTATGCCTTGCCGCCGGTGGAGATCAGGGAACCAGCGCCCACCTCCTGCACATAGCAGCAGATTCTCGTCATGCCCTGCTGTGCAACCGGCGTTCCCTTGGTGACATCCGCAGACAGCGCCGTGCTTTCGGCAGTAACGTTCTGGCAGGTCATGACGGGTGCGGAATACTTCAGCGTCGCACCAACCTGTGCTGCCTTGCCCCAGAGCGAGAAGTCCGCAGCCGTAAATTCCACGTTGACCGCCGCATCGGACGGGATGATGGCCGCAACTGCATTGCCAAGGCCCGCGCGGATTTCGCCCATCGTAACGCCGGTGGTCACGTTGCCGGTCTGGAACTTGTTGGAGTAATACATGATGTCGCCCGTTGCTTTATCCGTACAGATGGCTTCGGACGTACCCTTGAGATAAAGTCTCTTATCAGTGAAATGAATCATTTACTTTCACTCCTTTGTCGAAATGATTTTGAGTTTCTTACGTTGTGCGGCTTCCCGCATTTTGAACGGCCCGCATACCGGCTCCACCGGCAAAGCTCTCCATTGCAATCACACCGCCGGAGCCGTTGTCTTCTTTGGCGAAAAGCGGACTTGGGAACGGGTTTCCGCCCTTCCACTTAGCCCCCTGCGCCTCTGCCACGCCGCATAGCAGATAGCCCATCATTCTCCGCAATGCCTCTTTTCGCCGCGTCAGTTTCAAGATCGGCCAGTCGTACATCTTCGTTTCATCCTCACCGCTTACCAGCGCGATTGATGCCATCATGCTCTCCAGTCGGTAATCCAGTTTCGGGGCATTCATCTCCGCAAGGTCCCTCTCCGCCTGCACCAGTTCAGGGTTGGCATTCTCCGAAACCAGTTCAATGCCGTTCTGGGCAGCTATGATCGGTCGAATGCGCTGAAATTGCACCGGTGTCACCCGCATCACCCGTCCGTTATCCTCAATCTGGACCGAATCAAGAACACGTGGGTCACTCTCTTTATGACAAATTTTTGCGCACTCCATCCGTTCGCCGAAATCCTTCTCCTCTCCAACTCTCATCGATAGGAGCAGGAACAAAATGCTTTGATAAAGCAGTCCGACGCTCGGTTTTCCTTGCACCGCAGCCTCGAATTCTAACGTGTAGAACGCCTGCAGCAGCGGTTTCGACATCAAAGCCACAGGGAGGCTCTGCTGCATAAACTCGATTGCTGCCCGCGTCATGGAAAACGCTTCAAATTCTCGCACGCGGATTGGATATAGGGTCAGGCCCTCCGCCTCGATGGGCTTGTACTGCGAAACAGCCTGAACCATATTCAAAGGGAGTCCATTCATGTTTTCCTTTTCCTCCCGGTTTGAAGAATAAAAAATGGAGCACAACGGCTTATCGCCGTCATGCTCCTCTCAGCCTTCCTGCCGCGCTCTTCCGCAGCAGGGATTCTGTATCAAATTGTGTCTTCCTCAGCAGGAATATCCATTTCGCTGTCGCACCATTCGATGCTCATTTTGAGTCTTCGGCCGACGAGAGTTCCATACGTGAAGATGCTCTCACTTCCGTTGTCCGGATGTGCATACCGGCTGAAATCCACCACGCCGATTCCGGACATGTTCACCCCGTGCAGTGCCTCGATGATGCACTGCTCGATGTCATAGGCGCGGGAATAAGCGTCCGTCCTCGTCGTGTTCTCCAGATTCACATTCACCAGTATCTCGAACGTCAGCCCGAAGATCGTGTGAAAATTGTCTTTTGCGACCGTCCTGCCCAAATAGCACTTGAGCGTGGTCGCCGCCTCGGTCTCGCTCTGTCCCCAGACTCTCTGTGGATAGATGCGATATCCTTTCGGGTGCTTTTTCCGCAGCTCCTCTCCGTTCAGGACCGGTTCATCGCCGTCAAATAGCATCGAGAGCTTTTCATTGGGAGTCGGAAGCGCATTGCTCAGCGGCCTTGCTCCATCGTACCAGAGATATTTCGCAAGCCTTACGCGCGCCCTTTTGTTGTCATCCACTGGGAAATATCCGTTTGCGTCCGGCAGATCAAGCAGATACATCAACACCTGCTTCGGAATATTCTCAGAACCGCGAAGCCGGTTGAATCCCGACTGGACTCGATCAAATGGATAGGTGTCGGAGTTGAACGATGCGCTCATCTCAGGCCCCACCGCCGATCTTCTTGGCCGCATAGTCCTGCAGTTCCTTCTGCACGCCTTCCAGTTCCTGCTTCAGCGCCTGCATTGCCTCCGGTGTTGTCTGCTGGCCGATGGCTGTCATGATGCGCGACACTGGTTCATTCATCACCTGCAGCATTCCATAAATTTCGGAGTTCAGCCGCTTCTCCAAATCCTTGTAGTCCGCGAGGATGTCAAACGCTTTGTCGCGCACATCCGGACTGCCCTTCTTGAGCCGGTCGATCTGGTTGAAAACGTGGCTTCCGGCCCACCGGTCATATTCTTCTACGCTCATCAGCCAGGGACTTTCCTTCTCCGCATCGATCTCGGTTTTGCAGTAGAGCCGTGCAACCGCGCCCATCAGCATCCGGCTCTTGATGCCGGTGTTCTCCTTGTAGAGCGGCGGAATCGGAAGGCTGTCAGAACCGTTCCTGATTTTGATCTCCATTCGGTCAAAGCAGCCGTCAGCCGCCTCTTTCACAAATCGCAGTTTTTCCCCTAGCGGGATATAGTCCCTCATTTCCAACAGTTTCTCCGCAGAAATCACAATCTTCTCCATGTTTTACTCTCCTTTCAGATTCCCATGGGCTGAACTACTTTAACTATCCGCGTTCCTGTCCCCGAATTTCGCACTGGATTGCTCCTCCGGAAACTTCCCATCTTCGCGTGCGCTTGCACAGGTACTGATGTGCACACCAGTCCCTTTCGCTCTCTTTCTTTTCCAAAATTCTGCAATGCAGGCTCACATCTCCAGCTTTTCTATATGCATACTTGCAATCCATCTTTTTGCCTTTCCTTCCGGACCGTCTCTACTGATCTTTCAGCAGCCTGTCCAGTCCTTTCTTACAATTCCTGCTCTTATTTTGCCAGATTATCCATGATGGACATAGCATCAAGATAACTGACCTCTCCGTCACCGTTGACATCTGCCCGCTTCAGCGCGTCCTCGTCTAGCGGTGCGGTCCCTGCCAAATGATCCATGATAGCCGTGGCATCATTCTTATCTACCTGGCCGTCCCCGTTCACGTCCCCAACTGCGAGGGGTCGCTCCACATCCAATGCGCTGACCAACTCAGCGGGAATCTCCAGCTTCAGCTTCATACCGTTTTTCAGTTCCACATTTAATTTGTACATAATAATCTCCTTTCAAAAATCATGTTGTTGTAGTTGCGGTCAGCGGCAGCTCTCCCGCCGTGATTGTGATAGGCGCGTTAATTGCACCGCTTAGATAATCCACTATGTTCAGCTTCGCAGTCTCTACTTTCAATACAGCAGTACCAGCGGAATCTGTGACGATCTCGGAACGGAAAAACACAGTAACCACGTAGTTCCCAGACCCCTGCATAGACGCAGGCTCCTCAAAACCTACACACTGATATGTTTTGCGATCGTAGATCAGCAAGGCGTTTCCGTAGTCAATTAACCCAAACGTTGTCGTTATGGTTGCCTCTTCTGTGCAGGCCGCGTCGGTATAAGCCTTGATCTTACCGTTAGCATCCGCCTTGCCGTATATCTTTACCCCCGGCAGAACAGCGATACGGGTCCTAAAAGCATCCATCGTGCTGGTAGGGATATTACTCCCATCCACTTTGGCCAGCAGCGCCGCCCCCCACGCCGTAGGCTTACCATCGGCATCTACGGCATTGATGATGGGAGACTGCCCCGTGCTGGCACCAGTAATGTCAAAGGATGCGTCTCCCTCAGCAGCCGCCCATGCACCGGAAACAACACGCATGAATTTTCCATTGTCGGAGGTAGTGACATCTGGCAGATTCTCAAACCCAATGTGTTGCTTAAATTCATAACCGCCCGTGTCTCCTGTGCCAAAGATTTGATTGGAACCTGATATGCCATTGTATTGTATAAAGTTACCAGGAGATACAGTCGTTAATGTGTAAGTTCTTTCGCCCGACGTATCAATATCGACATTCCATCCTATCCCGAATGTACTTCCATCTTCGCTTATGGTAAAAAAATACAGATGACTAGGATTGTTGGCAATGTTGCAAAGCTGAGTTATAACATGGTTTTCGTCTACTAATGCTATGACTAGTTTTTTGGACTCTATCGCATTGATAACCTCTTCTGGTGTTCTGTCTGATGTAATAATGGGGTCCCCTGTGAGTTTACGCTTTAGTGTGAAGTATACAATAAACGCTTCATTTGGAAGTGTTGTTGCCTCCCATTCTGTGGGTTTCCCCTGCTCATCAATGGTTTTCACCGCTGGAACTTGTCCAACGGTTGTGCCGGTTAGTCCGAGGGAGAGGTCGGAGGTCGATTTGTCCTCCATGACATACTTGTAACCGTCACCGACCTGTTTTGAAACCGGAATTTTACCTACATTCTCAGCAGACGGTGTAGGAACATCCACAACACCGATATTATCTCTCGCCTGTTGCTTCTGAGCATCGGTGAGCGACTGAGTCTTGTCATATCGAACTGCTCCCTCTGCAGAAAACTCAACTCCCGCGGCAGCAACGATCACGAGGATAGCTCCTTGCAGCTCTGTCTGCATCGTCGGAGCGTTCTGTTTGGCAGCAGTGGTCCCATCGGTGCCGATGATGCCTTTATTCAAAGCGTTCTGCAACTCAACAGGCTCTCCAGCGCCTCCAAAAATATCATCGTTCAGGAATTCCACTCTGGCCTGCGGCTCCACACTGCCACGCATGGCAAAGGTCTGCGCCTGCGTCACCGGAAACAGCCACTGGCCGTTTTTATAGGTGACATCCCCCGGATACTGCCGTGAGAGATTTCCAAGATTCAGGACAACGGTCTTGACCATCGCATCTGTGATAAGCGTACCGTCCTTCATCTTCAGGACAAACGGAATCGCGTGCTGGTCTCCCTGCATCAAGTTCTTTGCCATGCTCATAGTCCCTCCAGTTCAATTTCTGCCGAAACGGAATAATCGCCGCATACTGCCGAAATGGTCAGCGGCTCATTGGCTCCGCGCCAGCATGTGATTGTTACACTCTCTCCCGTGATTTCTGCTCGATAGGCCGAAGGCTCTGCGCCGGAAAGCACAAACGATATGCCTGTATCTGTTTCTTCGCCGGTTTGGAAGAAAGCCGCTGTGATGGTTACACTCTCGAATGCGGCCAGCCTGCGCGGCACGGTGCTTGTAAACCGTACTTCTGCCTCTGTGGCCGGTTCGACCACCATTTCATATTCCGCGAAAATATCCTCATTCTGTGCAAGAATGCACCGGATTTTACATGTTCCAGTAGCTACTGCCTCTGCGACTCCGTCCGGACGCATGGATACGACATCTTCATTCTCGCTGCGCCAGATATAGTCGATGGGATGCTCGTCCGTCCCAGTCACATAATCGCCGTTTCTAAGGCTGACCGCAGTCAGCAGCGTGGTTTGCCCTTCATGAATAGTCGGTCGCCCATCCACACGGATTTCCCAAGAGAACGTCTTTCCGCCGGCAACATGCCGCTCCATATCGTCGATTTCAAGATTCGGAGGCTCATACCGGGCCGCGAACTCCAAAAGGCGGACCGAATCATAATCACCGGTAAATTCCTGCGTGAAGTCTCCAAAGCCCGTAATGCGGTACGCACCGGAGCCAAGAATCATGCGGCTGTTCGTGCCGAGATTCTTTGTGGCCTCGTTTCTCTGGCATACCACATTCACATAGCCCTTCGTGATAAGCGCATATTCCTGCATGTCGCTGTCATTGGACAGCGGTTCTCCTTTTTCGACGCACAGCGGCTCAGATTGCAGTCTTCCATACCAGTCCAACCAGTTCCAAACCGTTCTGCACCGCTGAACGATCGCGCTCCCAATCGCGTTGGAGATGTTCTGCGGATTTACAACGAGCCAGACGTTGCCCATACATCGGATTTTCGTCCCAAGCCTCACATAGTCGATGCTCTCGTCTGCAAACAGAATAATTTTATAATCGTCCTGCTTGCGCAAAGACGCAGGAGAGACCGCCGAGATATCTGCCATACGGATTTGAACCGTCTCCCATGCGTCCGGCTCATTTGGATTCAGCCCCTGCACCTCAGCATCGAAATAATCAGTCGCATATTTCGCGTACTTGTGCATAAACTCCGCAGCCGCTTCCCCCATATACTGGTGCCTGCGGCTGTTATACTCGGTTGGAGAGTTTTTCACTGATTGCTGCAAGCGGCCTCCTATCGCAAGGCCGTTGGTCACGTTATTCTTGATGTCGATTGGGACCACAGCCTTTCATCTTCGAGTTTTCAGAGTTCCTGTCACTTATACATAGCGTAGACGTAGTACTCCTTGTTTGGATCAAATGTAAGTGTATACGATTGGTTCAAATCCATTGCCATAGCATAAAGGTATATCTTTCCATTTGATCGAATTTCGCTGTGATATGCGGTCGTAGCTCCTCCTCCAGTCGATCCCTGAACTATTGCTGTTCCGGAGTAGGTTGTTAGAGAAGAACTATTGTCCTGAATTGAATAACCCGTATACGCCTGCATGCTTTGGATATAAGTCGTGCTCGTGCTTGCACTAAATATCAGAACCGAAAATCCAATAATTTCTGTCGCCGTGCTTGGGATTCCCTTCAGTTCGAGACAAATTTTCCCGTTGACTGTCGTTGGCATCGCCGTAGTGATGATCGTGCTATTTTCTGGTTCAAGCGTACCTGTCACGCCGAAAATCGAAACGCCCTTCTTGATGTTTCCGGCCACGAGGTTTGAATCCTTATTGATCGTAGCGCGCCGAAGTCCTACATAAGACCCCGTTGGACTCACGGTATAAGGCAGCGAAGCAGGCGTAATGGTGCGGTCTTGCAGAAGGACCTGATTGACCGTCACCTTGCTCAGTCCGTTATACCCGGAATCCGGCGACACGCTGACGGCCCCGGAGGCCGATGCTGTGACCGTCTTTTCCTGAAGCGTCACAACGCCGCCGCGGCGGCTGAACTCACAAGCCATGTACAGTCCCCCCTCAAATCATCTGCCAGATGCGCCTCGTCGGATTCACCATCCGCATATAGGCGCAGTCCTGTTCGTATTTTCTCAGCTCCGCAAAAAAGAGCTGCGCATTCTCTTTGTATCGCGCCGTCGACTCCTTCATCGTCGTGTTCTCATTCGGCGTGTCGAAGCTCTTGTCGTGCGGCTTCGGCTGGATGTTCAGCCAGTTTCGATTGAACCGATTGTCCCACGTCACAGCCACAGCCAGACCGAGGAGCCGCTTCTGTGTCGCAGTCAACTCATGTGCAAAGGTCCCATCCGTATAAAAGTCGAGCCTATATTCTGTTCCTGCGTTGTCCTGCTGCGGGAAGGTCACATTCCCGGTATCCGGGTCATAGGTAAAATCGGTATACGGGATGAAGGTCACGTCCCCGTTCCGTGCCGTCAGCGCAATTACACAGGAGCAAAGCTCATATCCGGTCTTCCCGGTTTCCACCACGGTCTGCCCTGTCGTGCTCTCCTGCGTGCTGAGCCACTCCGCATCGTCATAAACAGGCTCCGTCAGTCCCTCCGAAAGATAGGTCAGCAGCTCCGGAGGCCGGTTCAGCATCGGCATCGCAGTCTTCATCCAAAGGCTCATCCGCCGAAAGAAAAGGGCAGCGTTGATCGCAAGGTCATCGGTCATTCGCTCGTCATCAATTACGACCATTGCATACCCAGTGATGATCTCGCTCCAAGCCGTTCCGCTCACGTCCATCCCTCCTCTTCTTCGCCTCGCCGCATGATGCGGCGATACGCCTCTCTCAACTCATAGGCGGCGGTCTCATCCTCGATCAGTTCCAAAAGACTCTCCACGACACCGCAAAGCGCCTCAATCTTTTTCCGATCTTCCACAAAACCGCCGCCTTCCTGATTCAAATTGATAATTTACTGCGCATCGCGTTCATTCATCTGCTCGATGATTGCCACGAAATCGCCGCGCGGGTTCTCTTCGCTCTTACTCATCTCGTTGAGCTTCACCACGCGCTCCCGCGTCACATACGGGCTATTCTCTCCAAACGCCTCAGCGTACCGGGCCGCGACCATCTTCTTGTGCCCCGCGCAGAGCCTCGGATAGATATCCAGCATCTCGTCCCCGATCTCTACCATCTTGGCGAACGCCTTTTTATCCAGCAGCTCACCCTCGCAGTAGTCGCATCCCAGCGCCTCGCGTTCCTCCTCGTTGAGGCCGCTCACCACGATCAGCCAGCGCTTTTTCAAAAACACGCGCGTCAGATCGGTCAGCACGCGCGAAAGGTCGTTCTTCGGCACATAGAAGCTGCCTGTCTTCCCCACGATTTGGCCGTACATTCCGTGCTCCCCGAAGAGGACGACATTGTCATCTGCAACCTCCGCCTGCCACAGGAAATGGACCTTCTCGCTGTCTCCCATGACCTGAACGACCTGCGGGGCAGTCGGCTGCATCCCGGCCATGGCCTTCGCCACCGCCGCCGCGACCGCATCCGCGACCATCTTCTGCACATCATCTTCGGTGTAGGTCTTCTTTTCCGGCTGCTTCTCGGCGCTCTGCGCCTCCTGCTCCGGGATGACGGCTTCGGGAGGAACCGTTACAGTCTCGCCCTTGAGCGTTGGTTCCACGTCCACCAGCGGTGTATCGCTGCCATCGTAGCCGACTACCGTCACATCCTCGGCGGGGACATGATATTCCGCCGGCACAGCAGAGGAGGAAGTCACAGGCTCCTCAAACTCACCGAGCTCTCCGAACTCCTGCGATTTTTTCTTTTCCGGCTGCTTCTCTCCGGAATTGCTGCTGTTTGCTTTTCTGGGCATGTTTATGCTCTCCTTTCGGTTTCAGATGCCTTACTCCTTCTTGTATATGCCCCTGCCGGACTTGCACCGGCATTTCGCGCTTGCGGGGCCGTTTATGTTGTGGGGAGGGCCGGAGGAAAACCCTCCCCACGGAGCACGCCTATAACATCTGCGTGAATCTCACGCAGCGTGTCCCATCCTTAGACCGTGATATGTGCGATCTTGCTGGAGAAGGTCGCAACAGAATCCAGTGCAATGGTCATGTTGATTGCCAGCTCAAAGTCAGCAGACTGGAGCGGATCGATCTCGATGGTGATCGGAGTCTCGGCCGTGTACGCAATGGTCATCGGCTTCCGGCCGGTGGAAGACATCATCCAGATGTCGTTGGCGCTCAGGATGGTCGCCGGAGCAGTGTTCTGCGTACCGGGGATGATCGCATCACGCAGAGGCAGCAGAGGTACGCTCATGAACTCACCGAGATAGCCAGCGCGGTTGTAGCGGTCGCCAAGCAGCGTCGCCAGCGCAGCATCCATGTTGACGTTGGTGGAACCGGTTGCCTGCGTCGGCAGGACCTTCGACAGCGCAACCATGCTGCCGGTCGCAAACAGGCCGCCGATCCCGGTGTTGTTGAGCGCGGCCAGCTTGTTCGCTGCCAGCATCCAGTTCTGACTGTTGAAAACATAGGTCAGGTTGGTGGGGATCAGATTGGTATCTGCGGTTGCGGCAGTCAGTGCGGCATTCCACATACCCATGGTCTTGGCGTACATGCCTGCCACAATATTGGCAAAGAAAACGCCGAAGTCCTGGTTGTTGCCGACCAGCTGATGCCACTTTGCGTTGATCTGTGCAGTCTTCGGCTGCGGGTTCAGCGTGTAGTCGCGGGAATAGAACCGGTTACGCGGCACGCTGCGGCTCGCACCCCAGGAGGAATCCTGGAAAATGGGGATGTCGTTAGATCCGATGGAAATGGCCTCAGTCGTACCGAAGCCAACCTCTACGGTATCCGCAAACATATCGACCGCCTCAGAGTAGACCGCCGGGATGATCGGAGTTACGATTTCCTGATAGATGCCCTGCAGGACAGCGTAGAACTGCTTGTTGTTGTAGAAGTTCCGGCCCTGGCGGCGGAACTCATCGAAGTTTTCCGGAGTCATGGAGCCGTTCTGGGCGCAGCAGACCTTGGCTGCAAACAGCAGGTGCTCCGCCTGGAACTGCTCATTGAGCTGCTTATAGGCGTTGGCGTTCATCAGGCTTGCTACACGCTCGGTGCTGCCTCTTGCCGCATTCAGCGCGTTCTTGCCTCTGGCCGCATGTTCAAAGAAAAGCATCCGGCCCTTTGCAACAACATCTGCGCGCTGTTTTGCAAGTCCGCTGCCGCTCTCCGCATTCACCTGAAACACAGACGGAGAAACGCTGTTCAAAGAAAGTCTCGACATTTCAATTCACTCCTTCCTGATTAGCCCGCCGAAGCGACAGCCGAAACGACCGTCTTGGCAAACACATCAACATACTCGAAGCTGTTGACCGTGCCTTCGGTGAAGTTGCCGGTGCCCTTCAGTTCAAAATATATTGCGCCATTGCCGGTCGGGGCGGCAGCCGCAGGAACCAGCTTGCCGCCTGCGATCGTGAAGAACTTGTTGCTGCCAAGCGCTGCCGACAGGTTGCCAATACCAAAACGGTAAGTCATTTCACCATTGAAAACGATCTTGGTGAACGTGCCATCCCGGCCCGCCGGGATACCAAGGCCAAGCGTCTCCGTGCCGACGTAGTAAGCGTTGCCGTGCCGGCCAGAGAGCATCGGAGTCTCATAGGTGTTTGCCGCGTAGATTCCAGTTGCCGCATTGGCTGCCGCACCGGCTGCGGTCATGTAGAACGCATTCTCGTTCTTCACATTCGTAAACCCCTCGCAAGGGAGGTTGTCTCCGCGCACGCAGAGGATACCTGCCGAGCAGTCCGCATCCGCACTGCTTTCCTGATATCTGCCGGTGATGTTGCACAGATCATCGTTTCTGTTGTTCGTGATGCGCGGCTCAAACGCAGTTTTTTCGATAAACATCTTGTTTCACTCTCCTTTTCTTACTGAGCGTCAATGCCCCAGCTCGCAAGCAGATCGGTCACAGAACCGCCGTCATGCTTTTCGTTCGTCTGGAACTTATCCCAAGCGAAGACTCTCTGGTTCTTCTTTGCTGCTGCAGCGTCCATTTCCTCAACGGCCTTGCCGCAGACTGCGTAAACCGCATCAGAAACCTGCTTCTCGCCGATCCAGTTGCCGTCCTTGTCCATGCTGTTGGTGTAAAGTCCGCTCTCGATATCGCTGAGGATCGCGGAAATAGCCGACTCAGCCACTTTCTCCGTGCGGCTCGCATTGAACCGGGTCAGGATTTCCGAAGCCTTTGCCTTCGCAGCGTTCAGCCGGCGCTTACTTTCAAACTCCTGCATTGCGTTGAGCTGATTGTTTGCCTGTTCAAGCTGCGTTTTCAGCGTGGAAGCCTCCGCTTCCGCGGCATTCAGGCGCGTTCTCAGCTCTCCGTCTGCACGGTCGATGAAATCCTGCGCATCAACTTCACAGATTTCTTCTTCCGAGAACTGCATCGCTGCGTTGACAGTCACACTCTTGATTCGCTCCGGAGCGATGGTCTCGGCTTCGTTTTCCATCACGTAGGACTTGAATCCGCCATCCTTCGCCATCAAACAAACAAGGATTTTCCCTTCCTTGTTCTTTACGGCGGAGAGGACTGTATAACCCTCAAAGCGAGCGCTCAGAGTTTCGAGCTGTCTCTTGTTGAAGATGTTCAAATTTCTCACTCCTTTTCGAGTTTTCTTCCCAATTTCGGGTGCGTTGCTGTCCGGGGCCTTCTGCAAAGATGCCGCTCTGAGCTTCAATGCCTTAAACTCATCGTTCATCGCGGCAAGTCGAGCGATGTTGGCCCCCGGAATTGCCGGAGCAACGCCCGATCCAAGAATCGTCACGCCAAGTCCCTGCCAGGAATCAAAAATCGTGATTTCTCCGTCCTGGTATTCCTCGTCTACCAAAGTCTCCACGGATACGTCCATGCGCCCTGTTCGCACGATCTCATCCACGGTTTCTTTGGCATAGAAGGCGAAGAGCTTTCCTCGCGCAACAATCCATGTATGGCCATCCCTCTCCCGGAGGGAAAAGTCATTTTTGTCATCTGACAGCGTGCCGACAATGCGTTCCGCCGTCCCGTCTGTGTAGGACTGGTATTCTTCTCCGGTCCTCATATCGATCTTTGTTCTGGAGTTGTGTCCATCTCCGACCTTACCGGCCACATATGCAATGAGGATTGGCCGGCCAACAAACGTCAGGTAGTACTTTTCGAGATTTCTGTAATCCCATTTGTTCTGATTCGCTCCGTCGCGCATCAACCACAGCTCCACGCCGAATTCATAAGGATTCAGCTTTTGGAGCACTCGGAGCTGCCCTGTTCCGACGCTCCTCGTCCTTCCCTTCACCGGCATCTCAGTCACCGTCCTCCTCAAAGAGTTCTTCGATCCAGCCCTCAAAGCTCGTCGCGCTCATCTCGTGCTCCGAACTCATCTGCCATGCGTAGAGGAATTTTTCGTAGCTCTCGCTATTCTCCATTTGCAGAGTTTCAAACTGCCGTCCCAATGGGAAAAGGCCGTTCTCGTCACATACCCGGACGCAGATGCGGAGTTTGTCTTCGATTCTCTGAAGCAAATCGATGATTGCCTCAAATACGCCGTCCAGATCATCAGGCCGTTCTTCGTATTCCGCCGTCTCCGGATAAATCTGCAGGATGTGCCGCTGATGCAGGATATCCCCAACGGCATCGAACCGTTTCGGCTGTTCATGCGCGAGTCTGTGGATCACCTCCGCCGTCTTCGGCATTCCAAATTCGATCAGGACGCGCTCCTTCAGCGTATCGAGCCCACGCGCCGCATCCTGATAAGCTCCAGTCGCGTCCCTTGCCGCATCGCGTACCGCAGCCAGTGCGCCGTTTTCAAAGTTCATTCGATCTCTCAGCCGTGCCATGGCCGCATCTCCTTTCAAAACAAAAAAGAGCCAACCGGCTACAAAATCGTAGTCAGTTGGCTCTCGTCAGCCCTTTTGCAGCGCCCTTTCGCCGCAAGTTTCTCTATCAGTTCCCGCCGCATCTACTTCAATACCCCGCGCATCAAGCGCAGGCCTTCGGCTTGGTAGGAGTCATTTTTCAAGAACCGCGCTCTTTTTCAGCACCCGAACCGTGTCCTCCACAATTCGGTATCCGTCCCGCGTCCGCTGGATTCGCACGTCCTTTTCCTCGTTGAGTGCCTTATTGATGACCCGCAGATCATCTGCCTTTACAAACTCTGTCATTTCAAATTCTCCATCCGTCAGACCGGGTTCGTGGCCCCGTAGGTGTCGACCATAGCCTCTGTGCCATCCGTCGTAACGCTGCCGTCTCCTTTTGGGCGTCCAGTCTCCTGGGGTGGAAGACCCGAGGACTCCTGCTTCATATTGTAACTCGTCACCAGAGGTATGCGCCTATCCAAAATTCCGCTCTTGTAAACCACTTCCGAAAGCGAAATGTCATCCAGGATAGAGCGATCGAGCAGCGCGTTGTAAAGAATCGTGTCAGGCAAAATGCCGTGCTCCATGCCCTTCATGCACCGGTCGAGCATCTTTTCATCCTCAGCGATGTCTCCAAACATCACGAATCTCCATTCATATTTGAGATTCAGCCTTTTCAGGATGGCGTTCATCATCCGCTCGAAATCCCGATATACCGTCTGCATAAACTTGCTTTCGATTTGCAAAGAAATCTGTGCGGTTGCTGCCTTTGCGTCGGAGTCAATAGGCATGATTGCGCCGAGGCCAGCCTGATTGATTGTATCGCTGTATCCCTGCTTCACGATATCCATTGCACTCGGTGCCTCAGACAGGCTTTCGAGTTTCATATTCACCAGCGGAGCCATATAAAGACCAATACCGGATGTGTTGTTATCTCGCAGCATGTCATACCACATTGCCTGAAACAGCAGGATACCCGCGTTACTCAGTTTGTATTGGTCATCTGGGGATGCATTTGCATCGTCCCGGTACGGTATTTCGCCGTGAAGCAGGCTGACGAGCGGATTCTGAATCAGTTCCAGCTGAATCTGCTCCATCTGTGCCAGCTGGATCATGCTCAAAAACACACCGGAAAACGGAGAGATCACTGCACGGCCCACATCATCAGCCTCAAACGGAAATACTTCTTCCGGCGGAAGGTAGACCCAGTAATACCAGCGTCCATTCTGATAGTAAACGTCCGGCGTTCCCGCCATCGGTCCGCTCGACTGGATCATGCTGAACCGTTCCATATCGACCAGCCGTCTTGCAAACACCACCGACGAGCCGGTTCCCTTTGGCTTTCCAACTACCTGTGCGAAGTCGTATAGATATGGCCGGAAGAGGTCTCCAAACTGTTCCGGGACACATCCAGGCTGCAGGAAGTACATCATGTTGAACGCAACGGTGTACTTCGATACATTGTTGAATCCCGTGATTTTCACCCAATCGCTCGGAAGCTGCTGCGCAAATGCGTAATTGACCTTATTGTGGCTCTTGTCCACACTATATCGAGGGTAGTAGAATACTTTACCCTCCGCGCCAGTCTGGCCGACAATCTGGTGCGCCAGCTCCTTTGGGCGAAACTCTGTCCGCAGTTTTTCCGCCAGCGTCCATTCTCGCATGAAATCGTCTTTCCCAGCGTCCTCTTTGGACACGAGGTTTGGCGTGATGTAACTGTGGTAGGTCAGCATATTTTGGTAGCTTTTCCGAATATGAAAAAACGGATATGCTGTGTATTCCAGAATATGTGCCACCTGCCGGAGCTGCATTTCGCTCTCATACGGTTTGGTGAGCATCTGCGCCACGTCATCCTTGGAGTAATCCTCCGGCAGAGATGATATCTTCTTTACACGCCGATTTTGAATGTAGGGATTCGCCAGTCCATAGCGTCCGCTGTTGATCCCCGCAAACGCCGAGACAAGGCTCGACAGCGGCATTCCGCTATTTTCCTGAGCCAGCGTTCTGAACCGTTTGAAAATTTCCGGAAAAGACTCATACTGCGCCTTCCGCAACTCCTCCATCGGTATCGCCATCTGTCTTTTCCTCCTTCTCCCTCTGTTTCAGCTTTTCCCTCTCTGCATCCAGCGCTTCGGAGAGCTGATCCACCATCTGGCTGAGGCGTTCCATCGTCTTCGGTTCCTCTTTTTTCAGCCGTTCACACAGAAGTCTGGTCGCGCACTCCACGATCCAATCCTCATCTGCTTTCGTCAGCCGCCGAAGCTCCTTACCGTTGATCTCAACGCTCTTTTCCGGCGCATCTCCCGCCGTATAGATGAGGATATACCCAGACGAAATACGGCTGAATCTCTGTTCCAGTGCAAGTCCAATGTTCTCCTGCGTCAGGTTCAGCGCATAAAGCCGATATACAACATTTTCCTTCTGCTCTTCCATCAGTATAAGCGCCCTCCCCGGCGGCCTACCGCAATTCTTCCACCAGCGCCTTTTCCAGCGCTGGCCGTCAATGGCTTTCCTCTGTATTTCGCCAGTATCGAGTCCCAATCACTCTTTTTTCTGGCCGATTCTATCGCAAGCTGTTTTTCAAGTTTCTGGGCCAGCCGCAGGCCATACTTGATGGCCGACCAGCTATCTCGCTGTATCGCTCTCGATATGCGCTTTTCACTGAATCCAGCTCCACTCGGCACGGCTTTCAGGTTCTGAATCTGTGCGGAAAGCTCTCTGGTCTTTTGATAGGGCCGCGCAATGCGGTAGTCCATATCATCCTCTTTGATCTTATGCAGCCGCTTGTATGCCTCCACGCCATCGCGGGTATTCATCGTCAGCAGCTGAACGTTGTGGTTATCAAATTGTATCTGCGCGTAGCGGATCATTTCTGCATCCGGGTCTGTGACACCCGTTCCGCCGGCCTTAATTGGGTATATGATTGGAAGAGCGCCGTCCAGTTCGAGGGCCGTATATTCCGTATGGTCCATGATGCAGAGGGGCGGAAGGCCATCTCCGAGGTCCTTCATAAGGTCCTCAATGACTGCCTTGCCATACTGCCAACCATCAATTGCAATGTAAGTCGTATTTCCACCATCAAAGCAAAACCGATACCAAACATCCTTGAGCATCCGCGCTTGTTTCATCGCATTGTCGGGCGGAGGCCAATCATCCAGCCAAACAAGCTGTTTGAGATATCGATCCCGCTTCAGGAAATCGCTCTGCCGCGTCAGTTTCCAAACGCCGACGGCACATTTCGCATTTCGCTTGTTTTCCTCGTAAGAAACGTCGTAGCAGACGATGTAGGTCACATCTTTTGGGTCGACTGTGCATCCCGGATATTTGCAGCAGTGCTGACGTTCCATCGCCATCAAGCAGCAGCTTTCCGAAAGAGATTCATCAGAGATGATTGGATTCTCATCCGCACCGGTGTATCGGCTCTCCATCTCGCGCATCCACCGCTCCGGTGTCAGTTTTGTTTTCAGTTTCATTGCCCAAGAGTACGGGCGCATCTGCTGAAGCACGACACATTCCCAGCTCATGTCGTAAGCGAAGGCGCTTTCTCCGCAATACATTTCTTTGAGCGTATCGCACCGTACCTGAAACGATGGATGTTGCTTTCTCCCGGAGCTCGTAATCGAGTGGTTTTTATATGCAACGAAGTTTTCGTCAGGCTGTCCATTTACATTGTGCCGCAAACGAACGGCCGGCAGAACGATCGTCGAATATTCCGTAAAGTCAAATGCTGGGTTCTCTTCCTGCGCAAATTCTTCGGCAGTCACTGCATGGATGTTATCTCCGCGGAATGCCGAAATATAAAACGCACTTCCAAGATCAGTTTCGATTTTGAAGTCATCCTTACTCTCGGCCGTAATTCTCCATCCTTTGGTCAGTGCCGGATAGTCATGTGAAATCTGTTTAAACTGTTTACTTCCGATGGCCGCCATCTGTTTGTACGATGGCCCATAATATGCACTCTGCGTCCCCGGCCAAACAAGTCCATCCAACAACTCATATTTGAACTTTGTACTTGTCTTTGTAATTCCTCGCGTTCCCGTGAACGCAACATCTTCATATCTTGCATAGCAGCGCATCATAAGCCGCTGCATAAATTCCTCATTGGCATAGTCAGCAGACTCATCCCGGAGGAGGTCGCACCCTTTGTCCGGATACCACCGAAGAACCCAAATCAGGAAGGCCCACCATTCCGATTCAAATGACGAATAGTCCCGCTGTTCAACTTCTCGCTTACTGACCCAGCCAACCCCAGGGGCCCAAGCCTTCCCAGCACGTCTCGCCATCCAGATTCACCGCCTTATTTTCTGTCCTTTTGGTCCTTCAGCGGCGGCATACGAATCAAGCCAAGTTTTTCATAAGCCTCCATCTCCGCTTCGTTCGGCTCCGGTGCAAATTCTCCCAAGTTATCGTGGATTCTCATTTCATCCGGCAACGTACTCAGTTCCGGCATTCCGTCGTTCTGCCGCATCCGATTCTCATTGATGAGGATCATCTGGTCTACGGCATCCGCTGTGTATTGGTATCTCGGCTTACGGCCAAAGAAAAATTCAAACATCTCATCCGGACTGCACTGTTTTCCGTTTTTGAGCAGCCCCGCCTTTTCGAGCCGATCTGTGATCTCATCGATTCGGATAATGTCGGCAGGCCGAACGTCCTTTTTCCGCAGATTTTCGCTGGCGAGGTTTTCCTGAATCAGACTGGACAGCTTTTTCGCCATATCAAACTTGCCGGCCGCAGACGCATCATTCATCTGCTTCATCCAGATCGTCACATTTCGCAAAATAAGCTGCTGCTTTGCGCTCAAGGCGCTTTCGCCGCCATAATCAGAAACCAAAATCGCATAGATTCTGTCAAACTCCGCAAAATCCTCGTTCGTGAACGGACGTTCTGGGCTTCCTGTTCCCCAGTCCTTACGTTGCCGTTGCGTTCCAAATCTCGCCGACCTTGCGTTTTGCTCCGCGTAGATAGCCTTTGTGAACTCACCGTCCTTCAAGCCTTCCCCGAAAATTTTCGTAATGTCCGTGAGACCATCCAGAAAACCAAGCGTTTCTCCAGCTTTATTCACATCCAGCTTTTTGAGATGCAGATTGTCGATGTAAGAGAGCCACTTATCGCGTCCCTCGTCGCGCGGCACGCAGTCCCGCGCAAACGGAATGTTGTATTTCACACAGCAATAAAAATAGGCCAGACTCTCTGAGGTCTTCTTTGCAAGCTCATTGTAATATTCCTGCTGCTGAAGTTCATTCGTCTGGTCTTCCATCGTTTCCTCCCTGAAAAACGAAAAACGCCGTTCCGGTATCTTTGATAGATACACCGAAACGGCGTGAAGTCACACTATTCTTTTTAACACATTATACCACACCTTTATAGAAATGCAAGGAAAAATTCAAAATTGAAAAATCCTATTCTATTGCGTCTTTGTTTTCAGCTTGTGGCACCGAACGTCTGAATTTTCATTTCTGCAACCACGTTCTCATTCCAATTGACTGCATCATCCGTTCCTCCGAAAAACAGCAAGCCGTCCACTTCAACAAATCCTTTCGGATTCCACTGCACATGTTCAGAAATCCCGATCACTCTCGGTTTTCCATCTCTGTCAAATTGCAGGATTGGCTGGCTATCCGCCTTTTCACATGCTTTTCGGATGGCTTCCTCTGAGTATTTCACCTTGTTTTCATCTGTAAAAATACCGCCCTCTATCTCAACCGGTATTACGGCGTGAATCTTGATGTTTTTACAACGCATTTGTCTACCTCATCGCATATTCGATCTTTTCCCTGACAGTCTCATAGTCCTCGGACGCGACAACGTAGTCCTGTTCCGCTGCATGAGGAACATTGAATGCAAAGAAAATCATTGTGCAACCTGTTTTTGGAACGACCATCTGAATCCACGCAGTATTTATGAGCACTTTTTCACGGTCTTCCATTGTTGTGACCTCGATAAATCCGTGCAACCCTGTCTCACCTCCCCGTACTGCCAAATCCGCCAGTTCCTCGCTCAGTGTCTTCCAGAGAATCCACTACTTCCAGCTCTGGCAGCAGACATGGCAAGATCACCAGCTGCGAGATTTTGTCGCCATTCCGTACCAGGTACGGCTTTTCACCGTGGTTGTAGAGTTTGACCATGATACTACCCGTAAAGCCGCTGTCAATAACGCCTTCACTTGTAAGTCCGTACTTGACGTTCAGGCCGCTCTTGGCTTTTACCATTCCGACAGTACCTTTCTCCAGTTCGACGTGTACGCCGGTGTCGAAAAGCTCGCTTCCGCCCGGATAGATATACACATCATCACGAGCCGAATAGAGGTCGAGGCCCGCGTCGAACTCATGTGCCCGTGTCGGCATGATCGCCCACGGCTCCAAAACAATTTTCATTTCATTCCTCCAAATAAACTGCTCCGCCGAGTAGATGCGTCTTGACCATCGCTCCGCACTGGTCGCAAATGATCTCCGCATCCCCGCGTTCCGAAGAATAGATGGCCGTTCGTTTTCGGTATCGCATCACAAGCCGTCCGTCCTCCACGCTTCCAACGATATGGCCGTTCCGGCAGCGAATCATGCTGCCGGATGCCATTAACCGCCACGCCAGACTCATTCCACGCCCTCCGCAATGCAGGACTGCTTTTCCAGTCGCTCCAACTCGTCAGCAGCCTCTTCCTTCACAGTCTTCTGACATTTGCTGCACATCGTTTCGCGCGGCTCAAACGGACACGAATCGATTTTGGGGCAACGTAACCGTTTTATCAATTTCTCACGCTTTGTCATGTCAAACACCACACAGTTTTTTCTTGTATCGGGAAACCGTCATTCTGCTCATCCCGAGCTCCATGCAAATCTCGGCATTCGATTTTTTAAGGCGCAGCATCTCAGCCAGCCTTTCCATGTCAAACTTTTCTGGACGGCCTCGTTTCGCGTCCGGTCTTCCGCCAGAAAGGCAGTTGCAGCACTCTTCGCTCGCATAGGGGCAGTGGTTGAGGCAGAAGTCTATATCTTCCGGAGAATCTGTTGTATGTCTTTCCACGATCTCTTCCCGGTAAACGCTTTGCCAAGGCACCGATGCCCGGATCACCAATGATTCATAATCGACTTCCATTTTGTTTTCCTCCGGTGCGATTTAAATTTCTGTAATTTCAATTCCGTGGAAGTAAAGCATCATTTTACGCTTCAAAACGAACTTCGCATAGGCCGCAGAAGACGGATTCCGATAGCCTTTCACATCTTCGACCACCAAAATTCCATCCTTTTCATACACAAAATCGGCGTAGTAATCCACCGCACGTTCCACCAGCTTCTGCCCATCCTTCAAACGCGCACCGTTTTTACCATAGCGGATGACTGTTTTATACTGTGCCGGCAGCAAAGGGAATTTTTTCTGCCATTCCAGATTGCAGATCACTCCCTGCCGCTCCATCAGTAAAAGTTCATCATAGCGGTCGGCTTCTTTGATGCTGTCAAAAGTCTTTCCGCATCGCTCAACCTTCTTGTTGTGCAGCTTTGCCGCTTTCTTTTCTTTCTGGGGAATCTGCGTCGCTGTAGTCTGCTTTTTCTTCATCTGCGAAATGATTTTCTCCGTTGCCTGCTTCCTGTAAGGCTCAGGCAGGTCCGACAAACTGATATTCAGGCTCATAGTTTCTCAAATCGTCATTTCATAATCGTCCGCGCCATATCCATCCTCTTCGGCCGATTCTTCCGGGGCCTCTCCCTGCATTTCCTGACAGAGATTCCAGAAGGCATCCACAAAGGACAGGTTGAAGGCTTTTACGAAATCGCGCTTCTCGTCATATCGCCCAAGCGTCAATATTTTCGACATTGCGGTCGTCATGGCATCCACCACAGCCTCCCGGAAACCGTCACTGAGGATTTCGATATGTTCGATTCGCAGCTCATTCCAGGTCCTCTGCTCGCCGTCTTTGTTTGTATACTCCTTGCTGGACCATCTTCCAGCAATCAGCACATAGTCTCCGGCATGAACGCGCTGCGCCAAATCCGTCTGGTAGCACTCTCCGATGGAGATGCAGTTCATGAACTTCTTATCGGTTTCTGCGCCCTTGTCTCCATACGCCACGCCGAACGTGACTTTTGGCTTGGGAGGGGCCGTGTCCGACCCCTTTGTGTATTCCAGCTTTGCGTCTCGCGTAACCTTTCCCCAAATGACCATGCTTTGGCAGAATTTGCGCTTTGAGTCTTTTGGGTCCTGCTCTACGCGATTTACCAGCGGCCTCATGCCTCACCCATACCGAAGAACCCGTCATCCGAGAAGTCATCTTCTGCCGGTGCAGCATTTTTCTGACTTTTCTTCTGGCTCTTGGGTTCTGTCGTGGCCTCAGTCTTCTGTGCTGCCTCTTCCCGCTGCTTCAGCTCTTCCTCGACCGTGTTTCCGTCGCCGAAGAAATCATCGTCTTTGGCGCTCTCGATTGCCGCCGGCGCAGGATTCATAACCTCTCCGGTGCTACGATCCACACTGAGAACCGGAAGGGCCGGAATCATGCCATCTTCATCATCTTCCGAAAGAACATACCGGACCTCGTTCGACAGCGGAGCATAACCAGAATTCAAGAGACTGCGAAGCACCGTCTTCTTGCACATCCGCTCCTGCCCACCTCCAACGTCATACCATGGAGAGGACTTTTTCAGCTTTGCCGTTTCAGCCTCGCTGAGTTCTTCGTTGACATAGGCGTTGAATTTATCCAGCTTAAATGCCTGCGAATATTTGTCGGCATGTTTGAGCAGTTTGTCCATGTTCCAGTATTCCGAGCGGAACATTCCGTTTTTCAGCTCAAAATATGCGTAATATCCGATGACCCTTGCTTTCTCCCGTTCTTCATCATCCGCATAGACCTCAAAGTCAAACGACGGCTTTCCGGTTCTCCGGTCACGGCCTTTGTATTCACCCTCTCGGATATCAATGCAGTCAATATCGCTGTACTGCCCAGTCGCCAGCGCCAGAGCAATCAGGCCCTTATATCCAACGATGAACGTGCAGGTTTGCCCATACGGAACGAGATAATAGCCCATTCCAAGACTCAGTCCCATGCCCTCGCCACGAAGTGCCGCTGCTACAATCGTCCCCGGCTCGCAAGCCTTCAACTGATCCGATGCATTGACGGCCGAGATCAACGTCGATGTAAAGCGCGCTGCGGCCCGGTCATCCTTCAGCGATTTTTGGATCATCGTCTGCATTGTCGTGGATGTGATGGCCCCGGAGAACGTCTGCTGTCTCGGAGCCAGTCTATTTGTTGCGTTCATATCTCAATTCCCTCCTCAGTAATCCTCTTTCGGCACTCGGCCAAACTTGATCCCATGTTTGAGCAGCCAATCACGGAGCTCAATTTTCTGGCTTCGCGTAAGATAGCATCTGAAATCGAGCACTTCGAGCGGCTCTGTCGGTTCCTCACTCTGTTTTACAGTTGTTGCAATCGGCTGCTCCGGCTTCTGAGTGAAAGTTGCTCTCTCAGCAGCCTCTCTCTCGGCAGCTTTCTTCGCTGCAGCTTTCTGCGCAACTCTTTGAGCGTCGCGCTGCTTTTTCATCTGAACCAGCATCGTCTCGCGCTCGATCACAGACCGCATTTCAAGGCTCCGCTGGTATTCCAGCATCAGCTCATCCTGAAAATCGCTCTCCATCCTTCGGATGGTGTCCAAATCTGATTGGACGGTCTGCACCTTGCTGTCGATCTCCTTCTTTGCATCCTCGAGGGAGAACGTCGCATTCATCCAACGTGGATTCTCGATGCGCTCAAATGCGAGCCAGCTCGGCGGCGTAACAGAGTGGAAGTACTCTCTGAGCATATCGCGCTTTTCAGCCTTGCGTTTTTCCTCAAACGCCTTGAGCTGCGTGTCGATGTTCTTCGCCGCCTCGTCGCACATCCCGGAAAGCTCCTTCATTTTCGCTTCAAAGGAGTTATACGGCTCCAAATAGCGCTTCTTGACCGCGATCCGCTGTTCCGAAATTGCTGAGCTGATCTTTCGGATTTTCGCCTTGTCCGCCTTCGCAGCCCCAAGACCATCCTCCGTGACCACCATTGTCCGATATGCTGTCAGATTTTCAGACAGCCAGCCTTTCACTTCCTCGAAGTTGAAATCGAGGCTCTGTGGAACGGCGCTGTCAAGGTCGGTAATCATCCGGATTTCCGTCGTCTGCATCAGCCCTCTGCCTCCTCGACATCATATTCCGTGATTTTCTTCAGCGGAAAGAACGCCGGATTGATCTCCTCCTGCGGCACATTCTCCCTTACAACGATAGCCTTGTTCTTTCCAGTCCCAGCCGGAACGATTACGCGGTCGCCAGTCTTCAGCGGCCGGCCTGTTTCATAGCTATACGCCATGCCAGAATATCCCGCAGTCTTCTCTCGGTAAAATTTTACTGCAACGTACATTTTTCCTCCTTATAAACTTAAAACCATTGGCGGCATCTGTCGCCTCTGCACATAACCCCAGAAGGTTTCCGCCTTCTCCAGCAGCCATGCGAGGTCATCCTCGCAGTTCGCCCGTTCAATGTGGCGTGTCCGAATCGACCAGTCACCGCGGACGTCTTCCAATGCTGCAAACAAGTCTACGAACTCCCAACCCGTAGCGAGGAGCTGAAAAAGCGTCTGGCAATAATAGTTGTCCGGTATCTTCCCATCCGCCCACTTTTCATAGTCCGCTTTTTTCATAATCTGGCCGGTCTTGATCTCCAAAATTCCTCGCCGACCGCTCTCATCGGTTAATTCTCCGTCAAGGGTTGATGTCAACCAGTGGCGCTCGCTCTGCGCCAGAATGTCATACGGATAATGCTCGACTTGGACTTTAGGGTTCATAGCGGCGTACAGTGTTCTAAACGCCGGTTCCATCCGAACGCCGCGCTCCACAGCCTCGTTTTCAGAAATGTCCTTTGCTTTTTTCTGTCCCGTTTTGATTTTCCAGAGCTCCACCGGTGACATCCATGGTGACAGGCCGCAGACCGCCGCCGCATCTGATCCGCCGATTCCAAGTTCCTGCCGGCCCTGCAGCCAGCTTTCCCGGTCCTCAAAGTGCTTTCGTATCAGGCTCATACCGTAGCCGCCTGTCTCATGTCTTCAGCCGGAATGTGTGCCTTTCTGCATATCCGGTTCAGTTCCCCGAGCGTGAAGAGTTCCGGCGCATTCATCTTTTTTCTTGCAGTCGTCGGCGAGCAGTTCAGAATTTCTGCCACCTGCGGCGGCGTGACATATCCGCGGATCAACCGCGTGATTGAGAAGAAATCCGGCTGCTTTTTTCTGCTGTTTTTAAGATACGGCATTGTCTCCCCCCCTCATGCTGTTCCAATAATCATCATACGGAATGCCTCTCGGCCCTTCGCCGTAACCACCTGCAAGAGATAGTCCGGGTTCAGAATCGCCGCCTGCAATGTCTCGGGAGTCATATAAGCCCCATGCTTACGGATGCTCGGAAGCACCTCAGACGTTACCCACTTGCGGAAAGGCTTTGCCTCCGGTTTGTCGGAACGAAGAATCACGTTGTAAAGTCCGGATTCGTTGACGCAAAGCATTTCTCGGCTCTGACCACCTGACACGAATTTAATTCGGGTCAGCTCCTCCTGGTCAAGACGTGTGGAGATTTTGTTTGTATCGGTCAGCCCTAGAACATCGCACACGTCTTTCAGCACGAACCACGGTTCACCGTCAATCTGTACGGTTCTTACTGAAGCCTCTTTGTAATTGAAAATCCGTAATTCGTTCATTCTCCCTCCGCCTTTTCGTCGCACATCGAAACAATGTCATCTTCGCCGCAGTTGTAAATTGCAGCAAGTACACGGCGGTATTTTCTCTGCGGACGTGATTTTCCGTTTTCCCATTGACTTACTGCGCTCTGCGCAACATTCAATACTTTTGCGACTTCACGCTGTGTCATACCGGACATGAGTCGGAGCTTCTTTATGGTTCTGATGCTATCACCTCGCAAACCTAATAAATATAAGTTTTTATTGACAAGCATAAAGCACAGTGATAGAATGAAATTGTCTGAAAATCATAGTATCGATGCGCTTTATGCGGTCATTTTCTATACCCTATCAGCGAGTACATTCATATAATACCTTATGTTATTTAGTTTTTCAAGTGCATTTCCTAAATTTCATTAGGTTTGTATGATTTAACAAAATAGAGGTACATAATATGAGCAAGATGCCAAGATCAGAAGAGGACATCACTTTAACGAGGATTCTCTCTCTCATCGAGAAAAATGAGGACGGGTCCTATAAATTTGGAGCAAAAAAAGCCTTTGCAGAAAGCATTGGATACACTGGTGGCGAAATCATCAACGCTTGGGAAAATGGTTCCAGCAAGTCCTATCTCAATAAAATCTATATAATCGCAACTGTACATCACGTCTCGCTCGCGTGGCTCGCTGGTGAGAGTGATGAAAAGTATGAAAAAAATGAACTCGCCGATTCCGACGAGTCCATTTCTGACTTTTTGCTTTTAAACGATGCTAATAAAGCAGTTATTCGAGCCGCGATCTCTGATTTGCTAAGAGGTCAGAAATCATCTGAGTGACTTTCGTTTTGTTTTCGCTGTTCAATTTTGAAAAACTCTCTTTTACACGCCTGTATTCTTGCATTACTTCGTTCCAGCTCTTTTCCATCATTCGTTCCCTCGATTCTTTCTTGTTCCATGTTCTTATACTAAAACGTTTGTTTGTATTTTGCAATATCCAGTCTGCACAAATCGGCCCCAGAATTTTCTACATTGAGCCGCAACATTCGTCCTCATTATTGTACGTCAAATATGCTATGCTCAGCGTTTTATGAAGCCATGACGAGTCATGGCTTGCCCAGCCTGGCTGGGCAGTTCATTTTTCGCCTGAAAGGAGTCTTTCCGATGGGTTGAATCGCCCCAAGGCCGAGACATGTTTGAAAGCGGCCCCGCCGCCGTGCCACCGGCGACGGAGCCTATAGCAGATTCGCCTTTACACATCATCTGCTACGCTTCTATCGTACCAGAATTTGGTGTGGAAAGTCCACGCCTTGGATTTCAAAACACTCCCCTGTTTTGATAAAACGCTACCCTGTTTTGCAAATTCTGCTATTGGAGGCTCGAAATGTCCACATCAATGGAAAAACTATCGCCCTATTTCGATTCCTTCTCTGTGAAAGTCAAGCAGCGAAGGAACGAGCTGGGTCTAACTGTAAACGCGCTCTCCGAAAAGTCTGGTGTCCCCTATTCAAACGTCAGCCGCATCAACGCCGGCACGCAGGCAAATCCTCTGCTGTTCAACTGTGCTGCCATGGCTGATGTTATGGGTTTGTCACTTGACGAACTCTGCGGCCTTTCTGTCTCTGGAAATGATGATTTCCAATCGAAAGACCGGCTTCACGCCCTAGAACTGGAAAGCGCGCAGAAGGATGCAGAGATTCAGCGACTCAAGGGCCTTGTAAACACAGCTACCGCAACAGCCGATGGGTTTAAAAAACTCGATGAGTACAAAATATCGCAGTCTGCTGTGCATCGCCCTGTAGAGTATGCACAGTTTGTGACGAACATCATTTTGACGTTCTTCCTGGTTGTCTATCTCATCATTGACTTTCAAATCAAGGATGCCGGGCTTATTCGTTTCGGAAGTTTCAGTGTTTTTGCATGGATCATCATTCTCATCATAGCTGTGGCCACTATTACGGTCACGATTTCGTTTTCCAGATATCTAGGCAAAGCTAAAAAGAAGAAATAACCTCCTCCGTCCAGCGATACATATCAAAAATTTCAAGAGAAAGAGGTATGGCAAAATTGAAATCTAATAGTGAACGCGACAAACTCGTGCTGGACGCACTCAACGAAAACATCAAGAAGGCCCCATCGCTCGGCATTTGCGCTGAGACCTTCTATGCTCTCAAGCAAGAATTCCTTCGTATTATGCAGGAGCGTGACGACGCTCTAAAACAGCTTCAGGATCAGGAAGACCATGAAATGTAAATCCTGCGGCCGCGAAATCGAGGACAATTCTCTGTTCTGCAATTGGTGCGGAGAAAAACAGATCAAAGCACGCAAGAAGAAGGATGAACTCAAGGTCCCAACTCCGAGGAAACTCCCCAGCGGAAACTGGCGGATTTATTTGGACGCAGAGAAGCAGAGTATCACAGAGCCAACGAAGGAACTGTGCATTGCAAAGGCAAAAGCCATCCGCGCTGGCTTCATCGAGCAAAAGAAAAATACCTCAAGAATCACGCTCGGAAAAGCAATCGATAAAATGATTGCAGAGCGGGGGCCTTCTCTTTCCCCTTCTACACGCCGCAACTATATGTCATATCGAAAAAATCACTTTCTCGATTATATGGGTCGTGACCTTTCTGGAATTACAAGGAGTGAATGGCAGATTGCCATTGGCGAAGAGCTGAAGCATTGTTCCGCAAAAACTGTCTGTAATATGTGGGCTCTCGTGACAGCCACGATGAACTATTTAGAAATCACTCCTCCAAAAGTTACTCTTCCTAAATTCAAGAAAGGCGGTCGCCCTTATCTTGACTATGAGCAAATCAAAGTGTTCACAAAAGCAATCAAGGGCCAAGACGTGGAACTTGCAGCTATATTAGGTCTTCATTCTCTTCGCCGTTCAGAAATTATGGGGCTCGCTCGCTCCGATCTGCATTTTGAGTCCAAAGGATTTGAATACATTTCTGTTTCTGGCGCAGTCGTTTTTGATGAGAACGGTAAGTTAGTCAGCAAAGAAACAAACAAGTCATCCAAATCTACCCGCCAAATTCCGGTCCTTATTCCAAGACTTCTTGAAATCATACCCGAAGCCGATGGACCATTGATGAATTGTAATCCTAACACGATATGGAGGAGAATCAATCGGATTTGTGAAGCAAATAATTTACCGAAGGTCGGAGTACATGGTCTGCGTCGTTCCTTTTGTTCATTGGCTTATCACCTTAACTGGTCGGAGCAGCGTACCATGGATGTTGGAGGTTGGGATGATTTAAAAACAGTCCATGACTTCTATTTGCACGAAGCCCAAAAAGACAAGGACAAAAGCACAAATCGTATGCGGAAATTCTACGAGAAATAACCACTCGATTCCATTTTGCTCAAAAGCAGTTGGAATACAGATGCGAGTTATTGACCCTCCGAGCAACTTGAAGTCGTGCCGATTTTCGTGCCGATTTTCGTGCGTTTTTGGCTGACTGAAAGGTCAGAATAATGACTAAATAGTTAGTCATGTGGTGCTCTTGCGTTATGGTAGTTTCGCCGCAATATATTGAAAATACAAGAAAACCCGGTAATCTCGACGATTGCCGGGTTTTCTCTCTTTGGTGCTGATGGCGGGACTCGAACCCGACTATAAATAAGCATAAACGTTGAAAATACAAGGTATAAATATATCGTGCAAAATTCCGTGCCGATTTTTTGCATTAAACCAAAGTAAGGCCAAGGCTTCTTTTCCGGAAATCTTATGCATCACCGAAAGGTACAGATTTAACATCAACGAATGCAGCAAATGTGGTTTCAACGGTATTCGGCAGAACTTCATTGATTTTTTCTTGCATGACCCAAACATATAGCAAAAGCAATCCTGCGCCTGCGTTTTTTTCTTCGCAGTGCTTTTTCTTTTCGCAAAGGTCCGTGATACCGAAAAGCCGTGCATTCGCTTCCAGCCATTTGGAATCGTGAACCACAAATCGCTTTGCGAGCAGGCCCCGTGTTCCGCAGCTCTCCATATAGTTTCAAAGCGATCTCCGTAGTATTTTTGAATCGCTTCTTTTCGGGATATTCTATCCACTCTAGTCCTCCTTTTCCTTGAAGCAGCTCCGGATTTTGATTCCCTTAGAGATTTCAAATTCCGCGAGATAGAATCTACGCTGAGGATGTATCCAAATCACATTTCCGTAATATACTTTCGTTGTGCTGTCGCTTCTTCCATCCGCATGATCTGCCAGCGAAAATTTTTTCTTCACTTTATCTCCGACCTGAATCATTTTTTCTCACTTTCCCTTCTGTTGCAGGCCGATACACTTTTCCATCTTTGTATGCTTTATAGCCGGCCTTCATCATATTTCTGATCGTCGTATCACTGTAAATGCAGCTCTCATGGCTGGTTGTCATCATGACTTGTCCATCAAGCGCTCGGACAATCTTGAATTCCATACTTTCCTACCTCCCAGAGCGTAGCCTCCAGTTTTTGTCTGTCCCTGTGTTTCTCAGGCAGAATCCCTTCGACCGCTCATAGATGCGGCTCCCAAGAGCTTCGTCCAGCTCCAAAAGCTCACTGATGCTCCGCTCCGTAGAAATCACCGTCAGCTTATCCGGCTGATTGTAGCGCGCCATCAGAATTTCAAGGGCAACGTCTGTGTCTGCCTTTGTCGGCACTTCGTTTTTGCCGCACTTGAGAAAATCGTCGATGTAGAGCACATCCGCCGTCTTGTACTTGCGGAGCTGGTCGCTGCGCTCGTCCATGTCCCCGTCGTAGGACTTCAGGGCGCGGATTTGATCGCGCCACATGAGGTACTGCACCGAGCGGCCCTGTTTCAGCAGTTCTCCGCAGATCGCCACGCAAAGGTGGGATTTGCCGGAGCCGACCGCGCCGGACATCACAAACCAGCCTTTTTGTTCCTGCAAGTACCGCTCCGCCGTCCGCTTTGCCGCCGCTTGCCATGGCTCCACAGTCTGGAACCGGTCGAGGGTATAGATCTGCAAAAGGTCTTTCAGTCCGCTGGACTCCGCCCGCTGGATGCTGTTCCGCGCGTCCATACAAGCGCACCGAACCATCGTCACGGCATTGTGGCGAATCTCTGCGATGCACCCTCGGTTTTTGCAAAGTGGGCAATCGTAGCCCGTCAGCGTCCCCGGATTAGCATTGAACGAATCGCAGCGGAATTGCAAGTAGGCCGCGTTGTCAAAGCTCGATGATATCGAGGTCCCACTGACGCTTAGCCTCTGTCTGATTTGCGCTGGAATTTTGATCTGTTCCAAGTTTTTTTCTCCTCTCGCGTTCACTCGATTCCCAAGTCAGGAACTTTTGTTTCCAGTTCTTTACCTCCTGACCTTTGGAGTCCACCCAGTTTCCGGCAGTGAAATACTCGAAGAATTTCTGCGCCAAATCCGGAATTCCACGCTTGACGGCATATTCTTTCACTTCCTCTAACGTAGGTGGCATAAACTCTTTGTTCTTACCTTTCTTCTTAGAAACAGAAATATCTTCTTTTTTATTTCCATTTCCATTTCCATTTCCTAAAGGTAATACCATGGTATTACCATCTGTGTTACCAGCGTCGATACCAGATGCGGCGTTTCCTTTATTCCATCGTTTGGCGATATTCTCTCTCTGACGCTGACAATGAGCGTCGCGTTTTTCGATCTCCTGCTCCATACGGTGGTTGTAATATTTTCCCTCTTCGTCCTGCTGAAATTTGCTCATAACCTCGTCAGATGGCTTCTTGACAGCGCGCGTGATCTCCTGCATCGTCATGTGCCCCCGTTCCCGTTGGAGGCACAGAAGCGTGATATATTGCCCACGCTCCCGCATATCCATCAAGGCGCATCCGGATAGGAAATCGGACGTATAAAACAGGACGGCCGGGTCTTTTCCACTTCCCATAAGCAAAGTACCTCCTAGAACGGTAGATCAGGGTCTTCATCCGTCATTTCTGCAAATCCAGCCGGTTCCAACGTAGCATTTGGAGCCGGTACATGAGGCGAGGAGCTTTCAGCTCCATTTTTCGGCTTGCTGTCACCGAAGTAGATATCTGACGCAACCACCTCCATAATGCTTTTCTTCTTTCCATCGCGGTCCTCATATTTCCGCAAGGCAAGCCTGCCGGCGATGATAGCCATGCGCCCTTTCGTGAAGTTGCGAGCCAAGAACTCGGCTGTATTCCCCCACGCTACCAGCGGAACGAAATCTACCTCACCTGTCTCTCCCGGCCTTGTGTAGTCCCGCTCCACGGCCAGAGACACTGTCGCAACGGCCGTTCCTTTTTGTGTACGTCTTAACTCCGGATCGGCGCAGAGCCGTCCGGCTAAAATTACTTTGTTGAGCATTTGCGTTCTCCTTAATGTTTTGGAACGATGCGCCGAACCGCTCATTCGCCGCGACACATCGTTTGAATTTTGTTCGTGTCTTTTTGCGTTTTAAAAATAAAATGGTTCCTGCGCGCGGAAAGCGCCTTTACAGGAGCGCGAAATCCAGTGTGAATGTCAGAGCATAAAGGATGAGAAGAAACTCGCAAAAGAAAATGGCGGCCCACAGAGGCTTCCGGAGTTTGACCGCGATCACCACGGCGGCCGATACGGGAATCAGAGCCAAAAGGTTCGCTACTCCTGCAGCAACTTCCAGCATTTTTACACGATCTCCTTTCCCTTGTCAGCGACAAAAATAAATACCATCCTGATAAACCACAATCTCTGTTCCCTGAATGTGCTCGGACTGAAAAATGACATCGTCATCCAATACTCGCTCGCCTTCCAGCAATCTTCTGGCACAATCGTAGGCGCGCACAACCGCATCAGCCTCTGATTCATTGCTGGCTCTTTCCGGCCATTTGATACCAGTCCAGGAGAAGGTGTTGTACTGACGGGGCTGCAAAAGCACCTCCTCCATCGTATCGGGGAACCGATCATCTGCAACTCGGTTCAGTACAACGTTACCAACCATCATCCGGGTCTCATCCGAGCACGAATCTCCGCCGGCCTCTATGTAGATCGTGCAGGCCAGCATCTCAAGTTCCGTCTCATCGACAGTTACGGCTTCTTCCCTAGTATCAGCTTCTTGCAGACCGAGTTCTTCTTTCTCGGAGCACGTTTCGTAGGCTTCTGCTGTCTCTTTCAGAACGTCACACGGAACATATTTCTCCTCTGTAACCAATTGAAAATTGGTTTTGTCCGGTATTGCTGCAGCATTTGTTCGCGGAGTTTCTTCTTCTATTTCGCTCGCTGTTCGGATTTCACGCTTATCCCTGGCTACTGCCGCTGCGCCAGCCTTAAAAATCACAAACGTAAAAGTGAAAAGTGCGACCACGAATATGATACATGCAAGCAGATCACAAAAATGTTTCATCGATTCCTCCAATCTTGCTGGTTGGCGCGAATACTTGATTTAATTGCTCCATAGCCAGCAGCTTTTTCTTCTTTCTACGATACCGGCTGTTTTCCGTGCTCAATCCGGGATGTGCAGCATAATAGGCACGCTTTTTGGCTCTGATTTCTTCTGCGTGTGCCAGATAATATCGCCTATTCTTCTCTTTGACATCGCGGTTCCGCTCACGTTCTTTCCGGCGTTCTTCTGTTTTCCCGTCAAAAAAGCCAATATGCTTATAGCTCGCAGCGAAACAGCTCTGCGAGCAGTAGTAGGTTGTCGCCTGTTTCTTTCCATCCCGCTCGATCTGCCGCATCCACGGGCTTTCAGCCGATGTTATAAACGTTTGTCCGCACGTTCCGCAGCACCGCACGAGTGTAAGGCGGAAATCTGTTTTACGTCTTACACTCATACTGCTCAATCAGCCGGTCGAGGTAGAATCTCGCTTTTTTGAGGTCTTCGGCCGGTTTTCCTTTGAAGGGATGCTTCCAAATGTATTTAACAGTCTGCCATGCAAGGACCGCAGCTACCGGACCATCCCATCCTTCGACCATAGCGTTGAGTGCGTCAATGCACTCAATAGAGCCATGATTATAGTGCGCAGGATGGGAAACCGCGCTTTGCGATTCTTTCGGCAGCAATGTATCACTGAAGCTATTCGTAGGTGCAGTGCGGTCATTCTCCGTATAGACTTTCAATTTCTTTGTCCTCCTCATATTTTTCACATCCACAATTCACAAAATCCGCACAATATGGGCTTTCACCATTGAAGCAAACCTCGTTCCATGGCTCCCACCATTTGCAGCTGTCGCAGGTTTTATTCTCCAAAATCGCTACCTCCCGAATCTGCTTCGCGCGAACCTGGCATTCACCTTGTCGTTCCATCCTGGCTTTAACCGAATGCCGTGGTCTTCCACGCATTCAACGTTCAATTTCACTTCTATGCAGTCCGAAGGTTTCAAAAGCAGCGGCTTCCCGCGAACTGTGATTCGATACCGAAAACCAGTTCCGACCTTGTTGTTGATACGAGCCGCCTCGTAGATTGCGCCGGTCTCTGGCTCCATTCCCCCAGAAAGATAAAGCCTCCTAGGTATAACGATCAGGACCGGCGTAGAAAATCGGTCATCTCCGGAGTTCCGGCGCGCTTGTTCTGCACACTCCCGGCTGCAGCAGTCCTTTGCATATCTCCCCCAGCCGGAATATTCTCTTCCGCAGGCCTTGCATCGCATCATCCCAGATAATCTCTGACGCGCATCTTTTGAAGGACCTGCTGTTTCACATACTTGGACATTTCCTCGTGAATGCAGGCATACTTCTCCTTCGTAAGTCTGGCATGTTCTTCTGAGCAGGTTGGAAGATACTCTGTCCGACCGTTGCAATTCACAACACGAACTTTCCACACATAACCAGATTCTCCGATTTCTTTCCCGCAGAATGCGCATTTGACTTTCGCTTCAATCACTTTGCTTCCTCCGTAACGTAGTATCGCTTATATCTGGTAGGCTTCTGATGCCGATTGACTCCATACTCCCAAGCATCTGTGACAACGATGCCGGGGCGGCGTTTCAGATCCCAGATCCGACCCGAAAGCCGTGTGCAGCCCAAAGCGTTGGTAGCTTCCATCTGCGTGATGGAGCCGTGCTGCTTGCAATACGCAATAATGAGATCACGTGCACTCACTTTCTCAGTCCTCCAATGTCTGCCCAGTTTCGCGCCAAATGGCCTAAACTGTCGTAGTGGATCGCCTCACCATCCACTTCCACCCAGATGCGGCGGTACATGCTGACCAGTGACACAGTGTAAACTTTTCCGTGCCGAAGGCCGCGCACACCGCTTTTTCCGATATAGCGGAGCCGAATGAGGCTGTCCTTTTGTCTATGGTCTTCCATTCATTTTCCTCTCCACGGCGTTATACCGCATTTTCAAAACACATTTCTAACTCACACTACTCCGCACGGGTAGAAGCAGAAACAGTTCTGAAACCGCTCGCGCACCATCCGGCGGGCCTCGGGGTCTGGAACGTAGTTGCAGATCGCAAAGTATTCCAGATTGTTGAACTGATACGGAATTGGGCCATCGGCGGCTAGGAAATCCTGAATCCGGCCATAGTAGTGCGTCGCATTGGGCGGCCGGAACCGCTGCATATCCATTACCCCATCCACACCGATGTAGGCTTTATGATCTTTGAAGAAATAGCTCTGCGCAGCCAGATAACAACCAAAGTCGATTATCGTCGTGTCTTGGGGAATGAGTTTGCTCAATGCGTAGTAGGCATCCACAAAACCAAGAAAATTCGGTTCCAGCTCGCATCTGTACTGCAAAAGGATTCTGCGCTGTTCATCAGCGGGGATCAGATTGGAAAGCGTAAGATTTGCCTCTTCGAAGAATTGTTCTTTCAGAGTCATGTTCCCTCCCGACGCACCGCGTCCGCGCAGAAATAATTCTCATCGAACGTCTTCCAGTCGCTGCTCTCCCAAGGATGACACGCTTCACCTTCTGAGCCGATAAAATGCGAGTGTTCCTCGCACCACGCTTCGTCCCGATGCCATCTCTGGCAGTCTTTGCAATGAACCACTTCCTCTACATCGGCCGCAGAAAACTGTTTGATGGAGCGAATAATGCGATCATAAGTGTCTTCTACGACTCTTTGAGGACACGGATCAGTGAGAGAACCCTTTTGCTTGCGAATGAGGTCGATTGCAGCACTGCGAAGAATGAATTTGTCACTCATTTCCGGCATCTCCGATCAAAAGTTGATTTTTCTGATAGCACTGAAAGAGCGTCTGTCCAGAGTCGTTTATCATATAGGGCAAGAAGATCTCATCCATCTGAACCATCTCGGTTTCCAAAATTGCCATCTGCGCAGCTACCCAGTCCTTGATGATGCGCCAAGCGACACGTTCCGCCTGTGCCCGGTCGCATTTCACCTTCTGGCGCTGGAGCACTGACCATACCGCATCAACGTTTGCCGGGAGCCGGATTCCGCGCGGGCCGTTCGGCGTGTCGATCATGAAACACAGAGACACAATGCTGCCGGCATCATCATAGTCCTGCACGATCTTCTTGGCGCCGTGCTTCACGAGATCTGCCTGAATGGTGCCGAGGGTCTTGTAGACATCTACGTCTGTCGTATAATTCTTAATTGGCATGTTCTTACCTCATAGCAACACCGTTTCCGGCAGCACTTGCGCGTTGTCTGTAATTTTGACCCTCATCTCATCCGTCAGCTTAATTTTCAGCATAGCGCCTTCTCCCCAGAACGGTGTAAACGCGGATTTATAGCAGTCGCAGACCAGCCAGTCACCTTCCATGCGGAATACGTTCTTACCGTCCACGTACTCACACACCGGGTTGCAGGTAGCGAGTTTTGCTATCCGACCAATGAAGTTTGGCTTTTTCTCCGCGTATTCCGGGTACTCCGCAATCAGGGCGGCGTATTCGTCTGGAAACAGTAAGGACATCTGGTGCAAGAAATTCGGCACGGTCTCTTCCTGATACTTCGTGATCGTGCCGCCCATCAAACTTTGCGGCCTGTACGAACATATCCGATTCAGGTTTTCCGGGGTCAGCGTCTCGCGCTTTACGACAACCCAATTGCAGCCAAATCCGGGGTCTGAAACATTCAGACGCCCGTTCCAGTCCCCGATCTTGACAAACGGCGGGCACAAATAGGCATCGTCTCCGATTCGTCCAATGTGTTCATCCGACGGATAGTTCAGTTTTGCGTAGCATGGGTCGGCTTTCACCTGCTCCCGTATATTGCTAAACTTCTTGCTCTGCTTTGTTCCACCGTCCACGCAAGTTCTTTCCCCGATAGGGCAGCGGTTTCCGAAAAGTGTTGTCACGTTGAAGCATTTCCCGCTTTTGTAAAGCGAGCACTCATCCGCGCGATCGCAGTAGATATACTCCGCCCGGAGCCTCGCGCCCCGGCTTCCATCGCCATACAAGCCGACATTGATTTTTCTTTGATTCATCTGTCGGAACCTCCCAGTCTGATTGGAAGCACCATTTTGATGTCGTCCGTGTTCGTCCGGATAATCACCGGAGAAATAGGAGACCAGAACTCCAAGACGATTGGATTTCTGAATGTCTGACCAGCGCTGATCTTCGCGGCCTGAAGTGCTGTCAGCAGATAGTTTCCATTAAATCCAATCTTGAAGTGCGGTTCGCCTTCCGGAATTACCTTCTGCCATTCAAACGGCTGTGGATCTTCCGGCTGCTCAAATCCAAACAGGGCCCCAGCGCATCGGATCTGAACTTCGGTCCCCACCTTCTCAATCACAGCGTAGGTTTTTCGCGGAAGGCGGAAGCTGCCCATGATGTAGACCGAGAAGTTCTCGTCGCACTCACTCACCACAGAGTTCTCCACGCTCATCCGATAGCCATCCAGCGACATCGCCGTCACCTTCTGATGCTCGGCGTCAAAATCGAAGCGAATGTACTCCTTCGCTTTCCGGCTCTCACAATGAACCTTGCTGACGAACTGCTTCGTGGCATCTACGATTCTGTTAAAATCGTCTGAAAAGATTGTTGCTCTCATTTCTTCCTCCAATATTTCATCCGTTTTCCTGCGGATTTGTTTCTCTATTCTCATCGTACCATCCGCCCAAAACGATTTATGTTACACTCCCGGCTACCGCGACGCCGACTCCGCCTTACTTCGCTGCTGCACCATAACCACCCCTTCCCTGCCATAGACCCGAAGGGTATCTGCTTCGTTGCCGTAAGGCAACCGCGCAAATTTTATTTTTTGGTCTTTTCCTTTTTTGATTTCCAAAATTCCAGCTCGGGTTTGAAAAGTATGCCCCCTCCCCACCTTACGCATAAGAAAAGCGCCGGCCGTAGACGCAGATGGCCTTTGGCTGACGCGATGAGAAATATATATATGGTTGAAAACAGGTTTACCCGGCGGTGGTATGTCGGAGGGGAGCCGATGTGGAACATGGATGGGGGGAGAAGAGCTATTGCCCTTCTCCAGGAAAAAGGGCCTTTCGGGTTTGTAAAGTGGGGCGGGGTCTTGCATTTCTGCATGCTGCCTTGCATTTTTAGGCCGTTGTCGTTTACATTCTGCCGTGGAAAGTAAACGACATCCCTGAATTTCTGCAAGTTCTCTTGCAAGTCATGCATTTTTGCCAAATTCGGCGGGTTAATCTCGCTCGGCTCGGACTTGCTGCGGAGCTAGGGCGGATGCTCTGCCGATCAGATGCGGATGGACCGGGCTGTGCCCGTCCAGATCGGCGGCCTGAACACGCCGGAGCCGCGAACACTTTTCCCTGTCCTCGTTTCCCTCTCTTGGTTGCCCTCTGTTGGCCTGCATGGTCTTCTCTTTGCCGGTGCTTGGCTGCGTGTGGCTGGTCTGGCTGGGTTGGTATGATATGAGTTTAGACTATAGTATGCTCGCCCGCGCGGAGTACACGCGCGCACGCGCGCGATTATAATAAAGAGTAGGCGCGGAGCTGTTCCGGGCCGTTCTGCTTGGCGTGGCGGCGCTCTGGCTGGCGCTGGGGTGGCGTGGATGGCCTCGGCGGGTTTGTTGCCCGCTTGGAGCTGGGCGGGGTGTTTTGGGCGCAGGAAAGCCGCTCTGGGCTATACCGGGGCGGCTAAAGGCTGGGGCGGTATATATTATGCAATGGCCTTGCGGTAGCGCTCGCGGATTGCTTCGATGCGTCTTTGTACGCTGCTCTTGCTCATGGCGAGCACGGCGGCGATGTCTCGGACGGTGTAACCGGCTGCGAGCTGCTGCACGATGATCTTGTCCGTGTCCGTGGCGATGGCCTCGCGGATGATCTCGGCGGTGATGGCTGCGGCCTCGGGGCCCTGCGTGATCGGCTCGGCGGTGACGCTGGCGGAAAGATCGATCACGGTCTGAGTCTGGTCCTCGTCGGTGACGATCTGGCGGCATGCGTTGGCGTGGCGGCGCTCGGCGCGGCTGATGCTGTGCGCTGCCTGGGCGCACGCGGAAAACATGATATAGGCGAGCGGGCGCGGCTCCTCTCGCTGCTCGTTGCGGTCGAGGGCGGCGAAGATGCGGCAATAAGCATCCGCTGCGACGGTCTGCGCGTCGTCCGGGGTGACGATCCAATCGGTGTCCATGTCCCGGCCTTGGGCCTCGGCGCGGTGCTTCATGGTCCACGTCATGCGGATCAGGGCGGAATATTTCTCCTCACCGGTCATGGCGTCCCACTCGCAGCGGGCTGTCTGGGCCGCTCTGGCGGCGCGGTGCGCCTCTTTCAGGCAGATGGCAAACTGGGCGCGGCTGCGGGTCTCGGGGTACTCGGTGACGGTCTGGCGGTACAGGCTCCACGCCTGAGACATGATGGCGGTTTTCTTCATGGTATTGATCTCCTTTACATCGTCAAAATTTTGATGGGATCGGGTCGCTTTACGGTGCGGCCCGTCAAGGTGTCCGGCTGCTGGATCAGACAAGATACAGAATTCCATCAAGCTCGATGCTTACCGCCTCCTGCTTCATCTCCTCCTTGATCCGCTGGGCAATGCGGATGATTTCCGGAACCTGCTCGTGATACTGGCGTTCGGTACAGCTGGCGTAAACGATGGTAACGGCCTCGGCAACCAGTCCGGCGGAGTCGCTTACCCAAAAGCCGCGGGCGGTGGTGGCGGTCGCGCCGCCGAACATTTCGGCAAGCTCGCGGGCGACGCGCTGGACCTGCTCGGAGTTGTCGGTGTTCTCTGCCGGGCCCTGCGTGCTGGGGACGTACACCGCGACGCGGTGTGGCAGCTGTACGCCGCCGAATTGCTCGACGGTCAGGCGGACCGGTGCCGCCGGGGCGCTGGGCTTGGCCGTCTCCTGCGGCGCGGGCGGCGCGTACTTGCTCATCGCCTGCGCAAGCTGGTTGATGTGCGCGGGGTGGATTTCGGCGGGCTGGTAGATGCTCTTTGCTTCCAGCTCGTCACGGGTCGCGGCGGTCTCGATGGTGGCGGCCCACTCGCGGGAGCTGGGCCAGATTCTGCCGTCCCACTCGCCCACGGTGTTGATGATCTCGGCGATTGCCTCGCGGGCGGTATCGTATCCGAGGCGTTCCACGATAGCGGCGACGGTCTCGGCGGGGGTCCGGTCGCTGGTTTCGCGGTAGATGTTTACCACGGTTTTGATGTTCGCGCGGGTGGTCTTGATCTGCTCGCGGCGGGCGGTGATCTCGGTTGCATTCATTTTCATATTGGTTTCTCCTTTCCCTTGCGGGGCGTTCGTTGTTTCATTTGATGGCTTTATTTTAGCACTTATTATGTGCCGCGTCTATTGACGTTTTCAACAATTATTAAGTGCCGTTTTCGTGTATTTTAGCACTTATTACGTGCCGCGCTTGGTACTGTGCAGCCGCCACTTATTAAAAAATAAATTGGCACTTGCTACGTGCCGCCGCGCGTGGTATAATTTTTACATCGGCGGCGGGACAAATGCCGCCGATCCGGTAGATTAAAAAGCAAAAGGCACGGGAGGGCATCACATGGCAGTAAGTGAGCGCAAAAAGGCATCGAACAAAAAGTGGGATGTTGCAAATATTGAGCGGCTATCTATTGCAGTCCCCAAGGGCGAGCGCGACGAGATTAGAGCATCGGCAGCGGCGGCGGGTGAGAGCATCAACAAATACATCATCGCGGCCATTCGGGCGCGGATGGGCGACGCGGACGGCGGCGCGTCTCCTGCGGCTGAGATCGTCCAGGCGGCGCAGCCGGTAGCAGAGGCGCAGCCGGGGCAGGTGCTCAACGGGGCCGCGCTGGAGTCGGCCAAGGTGGCAGCGGCGGCGGCCGGTGAGACTTTGCCCGCATTTGTGGCGCGGGCCGTCCAGCAGGCGGCGGACGCGGACGCGCGGGAGCGCCTGCTTGCGGTAGCGTGTAAAAATGCAAGTTTGCCGTCGTCAGCAGATGCAAGCGCGGCGGCTGAATCTTGCGCGACTTCCGCGTGTGATGTCGTGGACTGGGCCGCACGCACGGACCACCTGCGCGCGCTGCGAGAATCCGCCCGCGCGTCCGCTGGAATTCCAAGCCCTGAACAGACGGCTCCCGGAAATTCTGGGGACTTACCGCCTGAACAGGCAGGGTCGAAAACTCCGGGAGACTGACGGCCATCTTTTGAAATTGCTGAACAGCGCCCCTTCCAATTTCCGGGGAAAAACCTGAACAGCAGCGCTCCGCAGCTCCTGAACAGCACCAACTTGAATATTCTGAACAGCAGCGCCCGATCACTCGGGCGCTATTTTTTTACGTTTTTGCGGGACAAACGCAGAAATCGTGTAGCTATAAAGAAAAAGCAAAAAGGAGCACGTAACATGATTATTGACCTCATTCTCGACCGCAAGGACGGCATTTTCTACAATCCATTCGATTTTTACATTGGCGTGGCAAGCTACGCCGAAACGGCCTCGGACATCGCCCAGAGAATCGCCGAAGCAATGGACGGCGGCGAGGAAGCGGACGTCCAGCGCGAACTCTGCGCATACATCGCGGCCAACAACTACGATCCGGAAATCTGCGAGTATATCAAGTCGGTCAAATGGCTGGAAAAGGACGCTGAACAGCTGAATCCGATCTGCGTAGACTGCAAGCGGCGCGGAAGCACGTGCAGCGGCACGACCTGTCAGGCGTGGACCGGCTGCGTCTATCGAAAATAGGTCAAAAAAATCCCGCCTTCGGCGGGACAAATCGGAAAATACGGTAGCTTCAAAGTCAAAGAACAGAAACGAGGTACACACCATGAAACATGTCACAACAGTCAAGGCGCAGCTCGTCAAAACGTCCATCGGCTACGGCGTTGCCTATACGTGGCCGTCTGCAATTACCGGCTCGATTATGGCGCATCAGGAGCGGTTCCAAACATTCCAGCAAGCGGAGAAATTCATCGACCGCCTGAAATGGGAGGCGGTGTTCTGGAATTTCCGCTTCCTGATCCGCGGAGCAAAAACGCCAGTCTGAATGTCGCCGAAAAACCGCAAAGAATCCGAACCAACCAGCAGCGCCCAAAAACGTGAAAAAACCAAGCGACAGAAAAACCGGGAGAAATCCCGGCTTTCTTTTTTTCCCAAAAACGAGAAAATTTCCGAACCAAGCGGGACAAATCCAATTTTGAGGTAGCTATAAAGAAAAAACATAAAGGAGTCCTCCAAGATGAAAAAAGCAGCAAGCCGCACGATCCCCTATCGGGTCTACAAAAAGATGTTTTCGGACTGCAAAGCCTACGACTACAAAAGCGGAAAAATCACGGTTGACTTCCCTGTCGACTATCTGGAATCGAAGATGTACATACCGGACGGCTGGTACTCTGGTGCAAATTATGTTTCTAAACGGATTGGGCGCACAACCGCAGGCCGTGAGGTTCGGGCAGAGATCGCGGAGCATTCGGACGGCGGCTGCAAGTATTACGACGCCGTTGTGACGGTCGGGAACACGTTCTACGGCGGTTCTATGCGGACGCGGGACTTTATACGTTCGTTCGACGCCGCCATCGCGTGGGCAGTTGAAACCGCCGAAAGTTTTTTGAAATAAGCGCACACAATTACAGCGCCGGATGAAATTCCGGCGTTTTTCCTTTATCCAGTGCGGGACAAACGCCGATTTCCGGTAGAGGTAAAGGTAGAACATCAAAACTAATTTTGGAGGTATGAATATGAATAAACTGTATTTTGTGGAAACGAACGGCGGCTTCATGACAGTCGCAACAAGCGACGACGGACGCGCCTGCTACATGTGGCAGGACGGACGGGAGCAGAATTACCCGACGCAAAATCCCGCGTGGAACGAATCCGTCAGAACCGAGCGGGAGCAGATCGCGCTTGCGTGGCTTCGTAGCATTGCGGATGTGAACACGTTTGACGGTCTTTACGCCAACTCCGACGTGATAGAAAGCGGATACGTCGGAGTTTATACCGTGCAGGAGTTCCGGGAGGATCTCAAAAAAACCGGGGACAGAATCATTGCAAGCATCGAATTTTAAGAAAATATCCGGGGGACGTGAAAAATCCCCCGGATATTTTTTTGCCCGTCAGCGGGACAACCGCAAAAAACCGGTAGAACCGAAGATAGAAAGAAAAAACGGAGGTACTTACTCATGACTAACGCAGCAATCATTCTTGACGAATCTATCCGCCTTATGCAGTCCGGCATCCTGTCCGGCACGGGCCATTTCATCGACATCGTAGACGAGAACGGCCAGACCGAGCAGCTGGAGCTCCCCGAGGAGATTCACACCTTCAACGCCTGGAAGCAGCGCGGCTATATCGTCCGCAAGGGCGAGCACTCCATTGCGTCCTTCCCGATCTGGAAGTACATCGGCGGCAAGCGCAAAGAATCCGACGAGCCGCAGGAGGGCGACGAGGCCGAATCGAGCGGCTACTGCCGCATGAAACTTTCCCACTTCTTCACCGCCGCGCAGGTCCAGCCGCTGACGGTCTGAGTCTGAGGAACTCACAAAAAACGCACGGAAACAATCCGTGCGTTTTTTTTCGTGCGTTCTTTGTGCGTTCGACTGTATCAAAATTCACTTTTCCCGCATGTCATACTGAAATCAGAGAAAAATTTCAAATCCACGGGACAAATTCAAATCTCCGGTAGCAATAACAGCGAAAAGAAACCGACCACGGAGGAACGGCTATGAAAATCAAACTTCAAAAAATCCTGACGGCCATCGCCGTCATCGCCCTGTTCTATCTCATGCTCGGGGCGGATACCCTGATCGAATACATTCTATAAAGGGGCAGCAACCATGAAAAACACGAAATTTCTTCGTAAAATGTGCGGCTTTTCCGCGCGGCACGGCCTCGATATGGAGCCCGAGAAAATCAGCGTCGCCATCCGCTGCCGGACCTACGAGCAGTACCGGGCGGCGCTCGCCGCGGCCTATCGCCTGAGAAACGTGAAGATCGAGAATCTGTACCATAGTCTGTTCATCCGCATCTACGATGCCGCCGACTGGCAGGCGTGGAAAGAAAGCGAGCAGCGCCGGCAGCAGATCGTCTATCGCTTCTGGGAGGCCATGCGCGAAAACGGCAGAGATCAAAAAGCCTCTCAGGCCGCAGCACACGACCTTGCCGTCCAGATCGGCGCTCTGAAGGAATACGAAGCCATCTACGCCTGAACAGGAGGCCACGATCATGAAATATAGCGAGATCATCCGAAGCATCGACGATATTTTCGACTACTTCAAATTTCACAACAAAAACATGACGAAAGCGCAGGAAGAAAAACTGTATGAGCTGCAAGACTTGATCCACGAACTTCGCATCACGCAGGAGAGAAATAAATGAAACGAAATCAGCACCGCCGAACCTTTGAATTTTTCAGCACAGAACAGCAAGCCGCCGCATTTGTGGCGGCTCGCAAAAAGCAGCGCCGCAAGGCGTACCTGACCCCGTGGACATCAGCAGACGGAACAGAACACAAGTTTATCGTCTGGTATTACATCTGAACAGGAGGAACAGAAAATGACCGTATATATTGCGCTTCACACTTGGGATACCCCGGATAACGAGGGCAGCGAAATTCTTGGCGTTTACTCAAACTTTGAGAAAGCCCGTGAACAGATCGAGGCCGGAGCCGCCGCCATCCGCGAAGAGTACGACGATGACCTGTGGGAGGATGACATGACATGGGACGAACCCACAGAAATCCACCTCGGAAGAACCACGGATTTCATGGGAGACTATGCCACGATCTACAGCTGGGAGATCATCCCGCGCGAAATCGAATAAAAAGCACCGGGAAACGGGACAAATCCCGTTTCCCGGTAGATACATGGGTGCAATAAAGCCATCAGGCAGGAGGTATTTAAAATGACGCAGCTCGAAATCTACCAGAAAATCGCCGATGCCGTGAACGCAGCAGCCGGTTCCAAGAATCCAAAAATGACCATCGTAACCGAAAGTGAGTTCGGCGGTGTGTACTTTTTGCACATCAATGCACATTCCGCAGATATCAAGCCTTATGCGCAGTACAAAGACGCGCTGACGATCTACTTCAAAAAGCGCGGTGGCCGCTCAGTCTATGGAATGCGCTTCTATGGTACAAAGCCCGTGGCAATCTTCTCCGGGTGGCAAGAGACAACATGGGCGCAGCCCAGAAGCTTCCTTTGCTTTGACAAGAATATGTTCTACGGTCTGGTTGATAGCTTCCCGAAGGAACAGAAGATTTCCGAAGAATCCGAGCGCGTTCACCTGTCCGAGATTCAGCAGAAGGGTAAGGTCTACAAGGTTGTTAGCATGAACCCGGATGACCCGCAGCCGCGCATGATTGTCGAAACGTATGAAACTGCCGAACACTTAAAAAAAGCATTTGAGACTTCCGGTGAGTTCCGCAGCGTATCGTGCCGGGCAGAATTGCAGGGCGCGCCGAAGCTCAAGAACTTCTGCGGGCCGATGTACGATGGGGAGGACGATCAGGGCCGCGCTGTTATCCGGTACGAGTCGCAGGAAGTCTACGATATTTTGAGCCTCTAGGTTTTTTACGTAGGCTGGGACAAAACCGCTTTCCCCTGTAGATACATAAGTGTAAGCGAACGGCATTCCCGCCCCGGAGGTCACGAGGGCAAGGAGGAGAACGCATGGTAACAACTTACGCCGAATGGAAGAGAGCTATTCTGAAAGAACAGGCCAAGCTCAGTGATGTGAGCGAATATCTCAATGCTTCTGGGAAAGAACGGATCTGCGTATTCGATACGCTTGGAAACCTCTCAGATTTCTGTGCCACGCCGGAAGAACTGCTCGACTGGATTGGAACAAAGGAAAATCTTGATGCGGAAGAAATTGAACATCTCGAAAGCAATCATGCGTCTGCTGCGTTGAACGCTCTTCGCAAAATTGTAAGGCAGTAACAAGTTCCCGCCCCGGAGGTTACGAGGGCAAGGAGGGACAGCAAATGAATCACATCAATAAAATCGGCCGACGGTACACCGAAGTCGTGGCCGAGTGGATAGCCAAGGGCTATATCATCGATCTTGCTTTCGCACGAAGCGGAGGTGAGATCAGCAAACTCGACATGACGAACGGCGCGGAGTTTGTTCAGATCATGGTCGATAGATTCGAAGAGTGGGAAACCAATCTTACCGGCGTTGAGATCGTCGTCAGTAAAAGAGTGGACGCCAACAGCCCCTTTAAGACCGCATCCGTGGAGCGGTTTTACCGGGTGGGGGAAAGCCGGCGAACCGGTGTTTACTTTGGCAGCGCTGAGGAAGCCACGGCTGCAACCATTATCAGGCGGAAACGTGCTTTGGCCAGAGACTGCGACATCGAAGAGAAGGATATGACCGCCCAAGCAATGGATATTGCGAAGAGAATTATTCGCCGGAAGTTCGGTGTCACTCGCCGGATCACGGAAGCATACGTGAAGGTCACAAGATACGCAAACCGCTACTTTGTCATCTATCGAGATCGTACCTATCGGCTGAAATAAAACAAACCAAGGAGGAGAACATGAAGGACTATCCGTACATTCGCGCATATGGGTTATTGCTTGGCTCGTTCCAGTCTTATATCGACAGTGAGGTTGAAAAAGCCCGACGGACCAACGCACCGCAGACCGCAGTTTCTCAGTATCAGGATGGAAGATGGGCAACTTTCGAAGACATCACGTTTAGTGATACACGCGAGAGGATTGCGTCCATTGTCGCGGAGATGCAGAAGGAAAATTCAGGCGAAATGCCGCCTCAGAACAGCGAAGGAACGCCGCTTTCCAACGATAAAAAAACGAAAATTCACATCAGCTACTTGGGATACTACGCCAGCAAACTGAGCGAAATCGCAGACAGTCTATCCGACTCGCAGAAAAAATACGATGTTACCGCAGACCGCGATCAAGTAGAACAGATGAAACGTCAGTTGGAGCGGCTGCAGGCCGTGTTAAACACGCTTCCGCTTGCGTGACAAACCGTGTCTGACCTACCGGGCATACGGGGAGAAAGGGCAGGCCATGAATAAAATCCGCCGCAAGAATTTGCAGACTATCATTGACCAGTTAGAGGAGCTGAAAGGCGGCCTCGAAGACCTTCAGGCCGAGGAAGAAGAATACCGAGACAACATCCCGGAGAATATGCAGGAAAGCGAACGCTATGAAAAGGCCGACGAAGCCTGCGACAATCTTTCCAGCGCCGTGGACAGTCTGGAAGAAGCCATCAGCAGCATCGAAACTGCTATCGAGTGAAAGGAGCCATCATGGAAGACAAAATCATCATCGACCGCATGGACGCGGAAGAATTTCTCGCAATGCTCATGGACGCTGCCAAGCAGGACAACCCGACCCAGTATTACAGCACCGCCCAGATTATTGAGAACATCGCCAGCGAGTTCAAGAACCTTTGCAAGCTGTAAAATGCCGCCTGACCTACCGGGCATACGGGGAGAAAGGTTTTACCATGAAAAAAATTATCGCTTTGTTTCTTGCCGTTATTACTGCCGCTGCCGTCCTCTGTGCAGCACATAAGCCGATCACCACATACGCGCACACTGCGCTTATCACGGCACTGGACTATGATACCGATACCGTAACCGTCACCGACTACTCCGGTCTAACGTGGACGTTCTCCGGCTGCGAGGACTACTGCGTCGACGATCTGGTTTCCCTCACCATGTCAGACAACGGAACCAAGGAAACTGTACTGGACGATGAAATCCTGTCCGCTAATTATGCAGGATATCTCCCCTACTGGTACTTATACGGCGGCGACGGATACAGTGTGTTCCATGGTATTGGGAGGGTAGAAAAGTGATGGAACTATGGATCATTTGCCAGAGAACAGCCAGTTGTGACCCCCGAACGTCCTGCCCTGTCGCTAGGGTTGAGATTGATTCAGAAAATCTTGACGTTCTGGAAAAATATCTCTTGAAGGTAAATGAGATTGCATTCAAAAAGGCCAGCTATAATAAATGGTTCAAAAGCAGATGCAATCTTGAAACCCTACCATTTAGGATACTTCGAACAGAATAGAGAAAATCGCAGGGAATCAAACGCTTCCCTGTTTTTTTCTTTTTTCATGGGACAAAACAAGATCTGCTGTAGATATAAAACTAAGAGGACAAAACACTACAGAACATGGAGGAAATCAAAATGTATTACATCATCAACCGCGAGACAGATAAGCTTGAACTTCACTTTTCGAAGGAAGAGTATCAGGCCATGCCGGACGAAACGAAGTCCACGATCAGAAGCAACTTCCTTTTCTCCCGTCGTGGCGGCTGCTGGGTAAGCCGTGCAAAGCGTCCGAACCTTTCTTATGTTGAGCGCATAGCGAAAGACCTGGGCGCGGAGTATCAGGGCAAGACCGGAGAAGAACTGACATTCGAGGAAAAGATGGAGCGGCAGGCAGACCGCGCAGCGGCCAGAGCGGAGCGCATGGACGCACGATCTGACGCAGCTGCGCAGCGCGGCGAAGCCCTGCAAAAGCCCATCGAGAACATGCACGGTGATATCGCGTTCTTCACGCAGCCGAACATCAACACGTCCGCAGGACGCGCGTTCACCCGGCAGCGCGAGCGCATGTTTGCGGCGTTCGACCGTGGATTCGAAGAGTTCAAAAAATCAGAGTATTACGCCCAGCGGGCAGAAATCGCACGCAGAACAGCAAATCTGGAAAATTCCAAGGATAAGGCGTTCTGCGACCGTCGCGTGAAAGATGCACAGAAGAACATCAAGGCCATCCAGAAAAATCTCGACCACTACCATGCCATGCTGGAATGCGACGGAATGGGAGAACAGCAGAAGCGCTTCGATGGTACGCCTATCGAGCGTGCAGAGATCGAGCGCTGGATTGAAGACGCAGAAGAACGTCTGGAATCCGAGATTTCCCGCCTCTGCTATTATCAGTCCTGCATCGACGAGCTGGGCGGCGTGCAGTTCAGCAAAGAGAACATCAAGCCGGGCTATGTCGTGAAGATCAAGCATTTCAACGACTGCACCGTCCTGCGAACCGGCCCGAAAAACATTATCTATCGCACCCCGAACGGGTTCGACTTGACTGCCGCATACGCCGAGATTCTGGAAATCGTCAAAGCAGAGGAAACGATAAAGCCGACTCACCCATTCAAGATCGGCGAGGAATTCACCGTCAGCACCCTTCAAGCCGGTGCATGGGTTCCGGACACGTGGGAGGTCATCAAAGCCACGGCTGCAACCGTCACGTTGAAAAACCAGGCTACCGGTAAGACCGTCAACAAAAAGCCGCGAATCGGTTGGACGAGCAGCGGAGAGAAATGGAAGATTTCAGTCGGTGAATACTCCACAGACATCTGCAAGGACATTGAAAAGTAAAAATATCTACCGGAGGCGGGACAAAGTTCCCGCTTCCGGTAGATACAAAAGCAGAACAGAAAAACCAAGAAAACTGGGAGGTACATAAAATGGGCTGGACTTGGCAGTGTGCGAAATTCTACGATAGAAGGGGCAACATCGACCGCAAAGCAGAGTGCGACGCTCTGTACACATGGAACAATGAAGAAACCGGAGACAAATGTCGCGTTCTGAAGTCCGCAATGGTGGGCACGACGTGGTACGGCGCTTGTGAGAGAAGCAGACCCGGCCAGAATCCCTACGTTTTCGCTGGCGTATGCCTGACGAGCGTAGACAGCCGCGAATACTGCAACTTTGGTTACAAGGACATGGATGAATCCATGGGGCCGTGTGAACGTGAGTGCCCTGTCTCCATTCTGAATCTGCTTTCCGCACGCGATGACAAATGGGCGATTGAGTGGCGTGCAGCCTGCCGGGAGAACGCAGCACGCAAAGCCGCCGAGCGAAAAGACCCGAACGGTCTTGCAAACCTGCCTCTGGGTTCTGCCGTCACTGTAGAAAAGAACGGCGAAGAAATCATTCTGCAAAAAGCGACCATCCGAGGCAGAAAAAAGCCCGTATGGGTCTCATGGCAGAGCCGCACATACTATACCGCCGCGCAGGTCAAAAATCACGGCTATACCATCTACGCCACAGCTTGAACTTGCAGCCGTTTTCTGATACACTAAAATACAACAAACACGGAGAGATCTATAGACATGAAAAATCCTCAAGAATATTCAACGGCGGAGTTTATATCCGCCTATAGAATTTACCGAAACGGTGAGAAAATCGGAGCGCGCATCGTGCCGAAAGAACAGAAAAAGCGAGAAGACTTACTGAAAGAAATGGTGGCGCGTAAACCTCAGATCATGGCGCATCTTCTTGCTGAGGAAAAAGCTGCAGAAAAAACCGCGCGGGAATGGGAAGAAAAAGTAGACGCAATTCCAGGACTTATGAAAATCGACGCGGCAATGGAGGATTTGCGTTCCTATCAAATCGAATGGGAAGAAAACTGGCAGCGCGGAGATTCCGGTGCAGGTCTGCGTCCACGCCCTCAGCACGACATCGCCTCCATGCTCTTGGAATACCCGCGCGCTGCGGCGTATATCAAAGCGCGTGATATGTCATGCGCTGCAAACTATGCGAAAGCAGCAGCCGGGGAAAAAGCACTGATACGAATCGTAAACGGAGAGGACTATGAAAAAGCGCTTTCTGATGCAGAAAAAGAGTGGAACGAACACGTCATGGAACATGTATGGGACTAAGCTAAATGGGGGGCGCAAATTTTGGCTAAATCAGCATATCCACCGCTCGAACTTCTGAACAGGGTAACAGAAGAATATCCTGGGGTGTGGAACAAAATGGAAATGTTTCACGGTATGAATGGAACAGCGGAACTCCCAAAATGGAAATCGTGGTGCTATGCTCCGATGGCGGCGGCAATGGCTGTCGCACTCAACGAAAAACCGGGAACCTATGAAAATATTGCCGGAGTAGTGCAAGCAACGCAGCAGATTGCTGCGCTTGCTCCGTGGAATGAGAACAGAGATGTTTTTGTTTTCAGCGAATCATCGCAGGAAGAATTATTCGAAAGCGCGGAAGATCTGAGTCTAAGTAGCAGACTTCTCTATCACCTTCCGTATCAGGCATTTTACATACAGTTTTCCAAGGGTTTCAGCTATCTAGATATGCCGTGCCACGGCGTGTTTGTGCATCTGGAGGACGATGTGAACAGCGGAGATCATGAGCTTCGTCTGTTGTATCTTTCTCCGTCTGGCAGAACAATCGGAGTTCCAATCCACATTGGAGACGAAACGTTGGAAGACAGCATGAACCACACACTGCATGAAGCATGGAAAAACGCCACGGACGATCACCCAGATGTGCGCAGGGCGCTAATCAGGCCGTTGGAAGATCGAGAACAGGAAATCTCGGAACAGAGAAAAACGCTGCAGATTGTTGCATACCTGTGCAGGCAGAACGTCGAGAACGGGGCAGACTCAGCTTTCCTCAACGCGAAATTAAGTGATGGAGGGATACACATTCATGTTTTATAAAGCCGGCGAGTACCGGATAAACCAAGAAAACGAATTTATTTCCGCCTCGACTGGATTACCGCTGAAACCCGGCGATCTGGTGGCGCTGGAGGCTTTCTGTGACGCGAATGATATTTCACCGATAAAATCCTATGGGAGGAAAATCGTTTCACAGAACCGCGAGGTAGTCGTTGTGGACGGCGTGAAAAAACTGTACAAGTCTGCCGTTGTGCGGATTTGAATCAACTTTGTGAGGTCACAAAATAGATTGCAAGCAGGTTGCAAGTTGGTTGCAACATTCCAAGCGGTAATAGGAAAATAGCACGCGAAACGCACGAAAAACACACGCAAGTTGTAAGCAAGTTGTAAGCAAGTTATACGCAAGTTACCATTTCCGCGAGGTCACGAAAATGGTTGAGAACCAAGAAAACAAATGAGTATTGGAGTGTGAATACATTGTGTCAAAACCAGAGTTATGAGGAAAAACTAGCGCATTATATAGATTGGGTTAAACCGGGAAAAACGCTGGAAGAAACGGCAATATCCGAATTAGAAAGTCTGATTTCGTATGTTGAAAAGACGTCGCCACCAGATAGTTTCAACAAGGCAATCCCATATCTTGCGCTCCCATACCTTGCATTGCAAGAGCAGCGAAGGGAGATCGACACCCTCCGTAAAAAGGTTGAAGGAATATCCAAGTAAACCAAGAAAACCAAGAAAACCAGAGCCGCCCACGTTCGGACGGTTCTGGTTTTTTGTTTGGAAGTGCGGGACAAATACGGATCTTGCATAGAAATACAAATAGAAATGTGTCACTTGAAAAAGCTGTACAGTATCTCCTTATCCGAGTTGTCTCGTTTAACCTCAACATGGATTACTCTTGGTTGAATCGAGGTAACTATTACGCGATATGTCATACCGACATCCATCTTCGGAGCATACACAGCAGTCCAATCTCCCGAAACATGGCCGACCGGCTCCCCAGCTTCCGTCTTTACAAGTATTGCATTCTTGTCAAAACTGTTGTTCGGTTCACGTTCGAAAAAGAGTGTATCTCCGGTTGATAGCCTGTGCAGTGTCTCTTTGTTTGCACAGAATTTCATTCCTACAATGCTGACATCTTCTGATTCTATTTTTGTCTTGATATTATCCTCCCATTCCGGTATCTGCGGCGCATATCTAAGTCGCAAGGACTCGTACATGTCATAATCGACTGGTAGGATTGTGAATTCCGGGTGGTTTTTCTGCATGGCCGCCACTTTGTTTCTACTATCTTCATCCCAAAATCCCTTCACTTCAACAATGATATTATTTGGCAAAAAGAAATCGGGAACGTAGTATATATCATCGCCCATCGCATAGTATTCTCTCTCATAGTCGTAATGAATCCCAATTTTTCTGAAAATTCTAGCGACGTTTGCTTCCCAAGAGCTACGAACCATATGGTCGAGGTCCAACCGAAAACCTGATTTATACCGTGGTGCTTCTTCATTCCCATATCGCGCAGGAGCTGGTTTTATTACGCCACGTTCATCCACGACCTTGATAAAGGGCACCCCGTTTTTTGTTAAAATCGTCGATGCTGTTTTCTTTGGAATCTCCGGACTTGCGTATTTGCGGGCAAAGCAGTCATTTTCAACCTGCAGGAGATATGCCCAATTCTCCATTCCTGGGACGGGAAGAATCTCAGGCAACTCTTCAAAATACTTCTTCAAGACAGCATTCACTACGCCCAAGAGTTCTTTCTGAAAACAAACATAATTATAGACTTTTGTTAAGTCGGTGATATAGGAAATAATATCTTTACTTTCCCATTCCGGTGAGCCCCAAATCGTCCCCTTCACCGATAGTTCAAATTCATCATGTTCATTTCTGTATGCGCGGAAAATCTCTCGGTATTCATTGAAAAACCAATCGTCTTTTTCGCCTCTTCGTTGTATGTCAACATATCGGATAATTGCCATCTCGTCTGCATTTTGAACCACGCTCAAACACTTCACACCTTTTCTATCCAGCAGATCAAGATACTTTTCAAGCAGTTCATTCGGGACACGCTCTGTGTGCTCCCAGATATAATATTGCGCAGTTTTCAGCCCATAACTTGATTCAATACAGCGCGCCAGTGCTTCACCAATACTTTTTCTATCTTCCATAATACTTTCGTCTCCTTGGTGTTATAAGGGTGCTGACAAGTTGATAAAATGGTGATATTATATTTTCGAAAGGAGGACAGATAATGCCGAAGCCAAAAGACAATACAGAACGGGTCAATGTATTCTTTACCCCGGAAGTTCTGAGCAAAATTAAAGAAGAAGCTCAGAAACGAGGTATGACCGTCAGCGGATTTATTCGATACGCTATCCTAGAATATTTGAAATCCAGTTCTGAAAAATAAAATACCGCCGCGCTGGCAATCTTGGCGGGTCGCAGCGCAACGGTACGGACGAAATTAACGCGACTTCACGCGCAATCTCTGTATTTATTTATACATGAATTGTCCGCGGAAGTCAAGGCTTCGGCGGGATTTTTGCGTCCATTTTTAGGAATTCCAGAATAGTTGCAAGAACATCGACAAATCCATTGAATTTCAAACATTTTTCCTGAAAACGGTATGACCTAATTCATTTGGAGTCCGAATTATACTGAAATTAGAGGGGTATTCCCTACACAAACACGATTAAAGGAGACGAGCAAATGAATAGCTTGACGGAAATCAAAAGAGTTCCCTTCATGGGATGTGAGCTCATGGCCGCAAAGGCCGACGATGGAACCATCTATGCAGGTGTTAGCTATATCTGCAATGGGATGGGGATGAGCGAAGGACAAGTCAAGGCAGAGCGCGTGAGAATCCGCAATGATAGTGTCCTCTCAAAAGGGGGACGAAATTTCGTCCTCCCTTCCGGTGGCGGTTCACAGGAAACGCTTTGCCTCGAATTGGACTACCTTCCCCTATGGCTTGCAAAGATCAGTATTACGCCAACGATGAAGGCTGAGAATCCTCAACTTGCAGAACGGTTGGTGCAGTACCAGTTAAAGGCCAAAGATGCACTGGCAGCGGCGTTTCTTCCGAAGCGTCCCAACACAATGGCCGAACAGCTGCTGGCGCAGGCGCAGCTCATGGTCGAGCAGGAGCGTCGGATCAAGGCTCTGGAAGTCAGTAACGCCGAAAACGCACGGGCAATGGAGACGGTCAAAGACGCAATCGACATCATGGTAGCGCCGCCCGTAACGGCTGGCAACTGGCAGAGCCAGATGAACCGGAACGTCCGCGCATTCTGTATGCAGACGGGCCTCGACTTCCACAAGACGTTCCAGGAGCTCTATACGGAACTGGAAGTATCCGCCGGGGTCAAGCTTGGTGTCCGCGTCAAGTTCGCACGGCAGCGTCTGCGGGCCAACGGCGCAACACAGACCGAGATCGCGGCCGTCTCAAAACTCAGCATTGTCGCGCAGGACAAGAAATTGCGAGAGATTTTCAACAGCCTGTACAACCGTATGGTTGCCAGATACACAATCAGCACAACTAGCACGCAGAAACGTTAAAGGAGGCCATCGCATGGAGGAAGAAAAGAAAGCATTTTTGCTTTACCACGAGGGTATCGACGATATCCTCGCCCTTCCAAGGGAAAGCGCCGGTGCAGTCATTCAGGCGATTTACGTCTACGTGAACACCGGCGCACTGCCGAAAGACTTTACCCCGCTTGAAGAAATGGTTTTCCGGCATATGCGGCAAGGGATAGACCGCAATGCGGAGAAGTGGGAGCGCGAACGAAAGAAGCGGCAGGACAGAGCCAGAAACGCGGCCAACGCCAAGTGGAAGAAGTTCGCAGAGGAACACGGGACAACCACTGACGAACTGCAGCGCCTTATGGACACAGCTGCTAAAGCATGCAATAGCATGCAACCGCAGAATGAACCATGCTATAGCATACCAGAGCATAACAATGAATGCGCAAGCACACCAAAGCAGGATATTTTATGTCAAAGCATGCACGAGCAGATTAAGCATAACACAGAAAAAAATAATTCTGCTAATAAAGTAAATGTAAGTGTAAATGTACCTGTAAGTGTAAGTGGTAATGGTAGTGTACCTGTTAGTGGTAGTGTACCTGTAAGTGTCAATGATCCTGTACCTGTTAAAGAAGAAGTGGGAGTGGAAAAGGGAAAGGAAGAGGGTGCAGGGGGAAACCATTGGGAAGAACCGCGTCCTTCGCGTGCTGCGCCGATGTTGCGTATGAACGCCGTGATCGTACCTGACGAACCGCCGAAGTCGAAAGACGGCTTGGTTTTTGGAAGCGAAGAGTATATCCGGATATTCAACGAAGAGTCCGACCGGTTTGCTCTGCCGGGAGAGAAGCCGCGCTATTTTGCCGACTTGACCGGGCCAATGCTGGTCAACCTCGAACGCTGCGAGCAATCCAGGCTGCAGAGTGGCCGTCCGAAGGAACGGTCTTCCCTTGTGAGAGATGAACTGATCGCACATGGTTTTTGGTGAGAAGGAGGTTTTGCGCCATGAACAACAATGAAATTCAGAAGGAGTTGTCCCGTCTGACGAAGCGCTATGCAGATGTCGGGGCCACAGAAGAAAAAGTCCTTGAACTGTTCGAGGCAATGAAGATCCGTTTTGCCGGTCGCGGCGACGAAGCTGCCGTGCTGGGTGTCCGTATGTCGCTGGGCGAGTATTTCCACCGGGAGGAAATTTTCTCCCTCGATGATGTCTGCTGCATGGTCGCACGACCGAAAGAGGAAGTCATTGCACACATAATCGCGATGGGGCCAGAGGTCATGCGCAGGCACATTGTCACCGTAGAGCCGTCGCCATATTTGGTCGAATACCTCAAGCGAAAGCACGAACGCGAAACCCGGCAGGACGGCCAGCAATGATGTTTCCAAAAAGTGCAGAACCCGTGGGACAAATTTGGATTTTGTGTAGAAACACAAATAGGGGCCACACCGCCAAGCCAATCTCAAAATTCTGATAATGAAAAGGAGAGGTATGAATGAATATTAAAGAAATCTATGAACGCACGCAGAATGTCGACGGCTGGATTCTCGGCATTGATGGCAGCGCAAGCCCGGTGGATCTGAGCAATCCGGCAATCATGGCCGGTGTCGGGAAATTCCATGTGAAGACGATCTATCCGGAATTCGACGACGGCAAAATCATCGTCGAGCTGGACGTTGCGACCACAGTCGAGACCGATTAAAAAATATTTTTTCGGCTTCCTCGCGGCACTTCGGCTGCGACAACTCCAAATATTCTTCGACAAGTTCCGAATTTTCCTTCTCTTTTGGAGATATCTGAACTTCTTCGACAGTTTTTATATGACCTAAATCATTTGGAGGCATGAGTATGCTGAAAATAGAGGCAGGTAACAAACGAAGCCAAGCAAACAAGCAAACAAACAACAACAGGAGGAAAAAGCAATGACAAAAACCGAATGCGCAGTCTATGATCTGCTCAAGGAAATCGGCGTACCGACTCACAAAAAAGGCTACGCCTACATTCAGGAGGCAGTCACCAACAAGTACGATGGCAAGTACGAAGACTTCTCCATCACCGGGCCGAAAGGCATCTATTGCGACGTCGCAAAGAAGTTCAGGACTGAGGCCAGCCGGGTGGAACGTGACATTAGATCGGCTATCGATTACGCGTTCAACTACGGAGATCCCAAAGTGCTGTACGGCATCTTCGGAAACTCCATCGCTCCCGGAAAGGGAAAGCCAACAAACGCCATGTTTATCTTCCAGTGTGCAAAGGAACTTGAGCGGCGAAAGTCGGCATAAAAAATCCCCGCAGGCAGCGGGACAAATGCAAAAACTCGGTAGAACAAAAAGTGCAAAGCAAATGCAAAATCAAAATCAGAAAAGGAGATCAGCCACAATGAAGAAAGAAAAATGCACCGCTCTGGTCTATGCCCCGGAGCTCACCCCGGAAGATGTTTTCAGCCACCTTGTGTGTCACCACGCAGACGTTGTACGCGCCAGAAACGCGCAGCGGGCCTACAAGCGCCAGGTTGAACGAAAGCACCGCTGTATTGCCTCTATCGTGATCGTCGTATCCTCGCTCGCTACGGCCGCTACGCTGCTCATCACGAGTGGAGCCATTCACTTCCTGTGATTGGAGGCCGCGCGTGTACAAGTTGTATGACAGTTATCCGGACTTCCCTGCCCTCGTCGGTACGTTTGATAGCGTCGACGAGGCACGGGAGGCCGCACGGAAGCGAGACGAAGCAACTGGCGGGAAATTCTTCCCGAGGCTCGTCAAGGATGGGAAGGTCATTCAAGATTGGGGGTATTGAGGAATGACCTATGCGACACTTTCAACCATCGCTTCTCTGCTTGAGAAAGAGAAGAACATCCGGGAAAAGGAATGCGAGCTCCTGCGTGAGAAGCTGAATTCTGCGCGTGACAAAGTGGACTTTTCTCCGGAAGATAGCGAGCTTTCTCGTGAAGTAGAGTTTACCAAAGACTTATACGAAAAGGCCAGAAAAGGGCTTCTCAACCATGAACGTGCTTGCGAGGACTTTCTTGAGCACGATTTCAGGTAAAAGTTCCTTCAGAAGCGGGACAAATTCAGAATCCCGGTAGAACAGTAAATGTAAGCAATCACACAAACAACAATTATTTTATGGAGGTAAAAACAATGGCAAAGGCAACTAAGGAAGCACAGGAGACCAAGGCGATCAGACGGTACATCAAGCTCACGTTCATTGAGCCGGTGCTGGGTACCTGGCCGAGCAACGAGAATGTTGCGCGTGATTTCATCGCGTCCAAGTCTCCGGACGCAAACACAATCGAAGATGAGGTTGCAGCGATTGGTGCGGAAGCTGTGGCTGATAAGGCAATGACGGTATTCCCCCGTGTCAATGGCAAGCCCGTATTCTGGGATTACCAGATTAAAGGCTTTTTCAAAGACACTTGCAGCGCCCTCGCCCGTGCCAAGTACACAAAGTCCAGCGGTCTGAAAGCATTCAAGAAGGTCATCGACGGTATGATCTTCCCCTTCCCCCGCGCAATTTCCATCAACGTCAACGGAGAAATCGGCGAATGCCAGCGTCCGCTCCGTGCTCAGACCGCACAGGGTGAGCGCGTGAGCCTCGCAAACTCCGAGGAAATCCCGGCTGGAAGCACGATTCAGTTCGGCGTAACACTCGCAGACCCGGCGCACGAAGCACTGCTGATGGAGTGGCTGGACAATGGATTCTTCCGTGGTCTCGGTCAGTGGCGTAACTCTGGCAAGGGCCGGTTCGTCTACAAGATGCTCGACGAGGAAGGCAACAACCTTGGCGGCACGGCAGAGAAATTCGGTTACATGATGCAGGAGGCGAACTTCTTCCCGGAGGAAAAGGCGGGCTAATAGGCCCGCCGAGCGAAGCAGCGGCGTGGGTCCGCGGTGCCGGGCGGCGCGGAGCAAAGGAAAAGCGAGGCAGCGCAAGGCGTAGCAACGGAGAGGTGGAGCGCCGCACAGTCAAGAACTGCATAGGGCAGGCTGAGTTCTGTTTTGGAACCAGAAGAACAGCGAAGGCTTCGCGGGGCGATGCGTATCTCAGCAACGCAAAGGAAAAGCGGAGACTGGCGTAGCGCTGCAACGGAGACGCAGTGGCAGGGCATTGCTTAGCACAGGAATAGCAGAGAACCGCAAAGAGTTGCAATGGCGACGCACAGAGCAGCAAAGCATCGTCTGGCAATGGCATTGAGATGAATCGAAGCGCGATGGACTGGCATGGAGCCGCGCAGCAAAGGCTCTGAGAGGATTAGCTTTGAGACGTGAAGCAATGGCGATGCACCGAGAAGCCGGGAGAGGCCAAGGAACGCAATGGTTCTGCACTGCTTTGAATCGCAACGGCGTCACATAGCATGGAAACACATGGCGAAGCAAAGGCAAGGCGGAGAGTAGCTACCTACTGCTGAGGAATGCAAAGGATTAGTTGAGAAGCGAGTAGCCACGCGAAGGTAAGGCTAGGAAGGGCTAAGCGTAGCGACGCATCGGCACAGTGTATAGTGTGGCCGGGCGCTGCAAGGGAAAGGCGACGTGTCGAGGGGCAATGCATTGGAATGGAATTGAATGGAATTGCATGGCGTGGCACTGCAAGGGCATGGAACCGCGAGGCGACGCACGGATTTGCAATGGGAAAGCGGTGCAAATCGAAGCGCGGCACAGCAACGGAAATGTGAATGGACGCGACGCGTGGGATAAGCATTGCATTGGAACGCTGTGAAACGAAAAGGTGAGGCGTGACCTGGCAAGGAGATGAGCCGCGCCGATATGCAAAGGCAAGGATGGGTAATGTTAAGAAATGCAACGGATGAGCAAGGATAGGCACAGGGCAGCGATGTCTGGCAATGGGAAGGCGACGTCCGGTAACGTGACGCTCGGCCTCGCCAGGAGCGGCGAAGGCGCAGGAGGATCATATGGAAATCACGAAGGATATTCGGAAACAGTTGGACGAATTGCGCGTGACGGGCTTGGCCCGCTACGCCGCAATGAAAGAAGCAAAACAGGCATATGAAGACGCAAAGGCGCGCGAACGAGCAGCGTATGAATATGCCGCAAGCCACGGCGAGT